TTTGTAATATCATAAGCAATGATACATCCACACACATTATGATAATAAGAACGAATGATTGAACGGAATCTTTCCTGTCCAGCAGTGTCCCATATTTGCAATTTTATTAAATCCGCAACATCTTGTTGTATATTTTTTATATATTTTGACACAAAATTAACACCAACGGTGCTTTGATTATCGTAATTGAAATTGCCGGTGTAATACTTATATAACATTGTTGTCTTTCCAACCCCACAGTCACCCAAAATAATTGACTTTAAAACAAAACATTTCATTAGACTATAAATACATATTATTTACCAATACATTATTTCATCGCACATGTCATCGAAATAATTTCCATTTTCATCCATAGAAAATACGTCATACAAACAAATACAAGGTATTCTAATTGCGTTTTCATATTTCAGCGTTTTATCAAATACATAGTTTGTTTGTTTGAGAAAAGTTTTTGAATTTTTCAATTGTAAATGGATTTCATTCCATCCATTTAAACATTTTTGTAAAATAATAGAATTCAATATAATGGATTCTTTTAATTGTCCTGGAATGTTATGCATTGCTATTGACATGTTGTTATCAATAGAAATGTATTTAAACGACTAATCAATTTTATTCATTGGAAAATAAAATTTTAACATTGTTTCTGTGTTAACTGATAATTTTTTGCTGAGTAATTAGTTCTTGCGCAATATAACCGAGAGCGCCAATCATTGCAAGACGACCATTTGACAATTCGATATTTGACATATTTTCATCAAATGGCACATATGTGTTGAGCATCCCCGGCTGAACATTATCTTTTAGTTCAAACAACCGTTCATTTGGAGACTTATATAGGGTCAACATACGAGCTAGTTCAAAAATTGACATGTACGCTAGTCCCAACATGTTGAACTCGCCATGATTCTTACTGAAATAGTTAATCGCCAAATCTTGTGAATCAGGTGTAAAATGATCAATTGCTGGCAACATGAGGCTAGCAATCATAGAGATGCGACCATGATGTAGCTCGGATTCTCGCAAATACTTCAGTGTAGATTCATCACTATTTTGAGTAATCTGCAAAGGATCAAAAAATCCAAGCGGCTCAATATCTCCGTTAAAAGTAAATGTGCTTGTTTTTGGTTTCAATGAAGTCATGGCTGTAAGCTTAAATCCATCAACACTTTTCATAGCCATTGCTGTAAGGCAAATGCTCATCACTTTAAGACTAGAGAATACCATGTTATAAACAAGTTATACTCTCTCTTGTCTAGATGTGTTTATATCCATTGCCTTATTTGACTTCTTGTCAACGTAAAGAAATATGTTAAAAAGTATTAAACCAAAAAGTCCGGTAAAAAACATTTTGCTTTTCATCAAAGAGTTTATGAAAATTTTATATTGATTGTTGTCTTTTTTGAAGAGTGATTTTGACAAATAAAAGACAAAACTAAAAAAATACATTATGATGGTCGTCTTTGATACAAGTGTCCAGCCACTCAAACGGTCCAATTTAACCAAATTATAAGACCAAACGCCTCGCAACGAATAATTGATAAAAATTGCACACAAGCATGTCAATATAAAGATAAAACAATGTGTTGTTTCTTCAAATGTATAATTATTAATATAGATTAACTCTCCAAATACCAAGAAAATAATCATAAAATGAGAAAAAAAATTATAATATGGCAATTGGTGTAAACTGAGACGTTGTTTTGGAAATAAAAAATAGAAATATAGCGCGCTAATGGTCATTGCTAGCGGGGCCACCATTTTGAAGTAAGCTTCTGACTTTTTGTTGATTAGAGCCAAGAAAAAATAAAAAAACAATAGAATAATGGTGTGATGTGTAATTTGAGAAAAATACCAACAAATCTTATCCACGACTGTATTATCGTGAATAACTTTATTGTAATATTTTCCTTCGTTTGGGAAAAAATCGGAAAAATTCTCCTTGCTATATAAAGCCGACATGAAACTCAATACAATTGAAGAAAAAAGAAATATTGTACTGACAAAGTAAAACGGCGTTCGTTCATTTATAAAGTTCTTCTTAACAACATTTTCAACATCTTCGCGAAAGTTTTTTAACAGCAATATATTTTTTGTATACATTTATTAGTTTTTTCTCTTGTTATTAAGTGTTTTTTTTGAAATGACACATAAACTTATTAATTAACGACGAATATGATATTTTTTCAATATAACAATTTTCTTTTTCTACATTTTTGATGTAAACCATCCAATTATTTGGAACATATACAATTGTTCCTTTATTAAATGCTAATTTATGGAAATGCTCATTGTTTTCAATATAATCTTGCAACTCTTTTTTGTTAGATTTGTCTGTTTCAAAGTTGTCTTTAAATCTTGGGTGAATCAAAAACAACTCTGCACTTCCATCTTTCGCAAAATAATAATTAACACTCTCTGTATTGGCATGAACTCCTAATCGCCCACCATTTTTGATGCCATACAATGAACTTTTAAAATCACACTTAATATATGGCTTCAACAACATGAGTTCGTTTCCCATCATACTATATTCCTTAATATTATTTTGTTTGTCTTTTTTTATGAGTTTATAGTTGCTGACATTTAATGGAGAAGTCAGATGGCTACCGTCAAAATAAAATGGCATTTTTAACATGATCTCACTGTTGATATTCTGACGAGTCAGTTCTTTATCATATTCATAAATCTTATTATTTTTATTGATCTTGCATTCAACATAAAAAAAGAAATATGCCGTAAAAATAAAAAATATAATGAATATCTCAATTATCATAATTAATTTAGTAAAATATTTAACTATCTATATTTGAATGTATTTAAGGTTCAATAATTTCATTCTCATAATTTTCTAGTTCTTCTTCTACATTCTTTGGAGCGGCTTCTTCAAATTCTGAATAGTCAAATTCACCATCATCATCTACTTTGGGTGCAATGAAGAATTTCACTTCCAAAAGGTCCTTTTCATCTTCTTCGTTCGGAAATATTTTTAGAGTAAACGGCGAATCTTCGCTTACATTTACGTTGATCTTTTTGAACACAGAATACAATTTTGAAACAAGTGTTGTATACTTTAATGGAACTTTACAGACTAAGCGTAGTTCTTCTTCTACAATAAGGTCGTCCAATAAATCGTCTGTTATTTTCAACATGTATTTACCTTCATCACCTTGAGAACGCATATAAATCGCGTCATTACAATGGATAAGTTCTAGTGTATCACCAAATGCTTGAAGTTCATTGAAATATTGGTCAAGTTTTCTTGCCTGAATAGTAAATTCCAGACTGTGTTCAATGTCCTGTGACTCCATCAAATCACTATCCAAATCAATCAAGTTTACTTGAAATGATTTTTCGGTTTTGTCTTTTTGTTTGAATGATACATTCAAATATTCGTCATTTGTTTCGAATGTAACAATACTATCTAAAGTGTGTAATCCCATGATAGTCGTAAGTATTTTAGAATTAAACGAAATAACTTCATTTTCACTTTCATATTGCGAAAACCATTCTTTTTTAATCTTTATTTCAAGCAAACTCACATGCGAATCATCCATAATTTGAATAAATAATTCATCTTCTTTACAGTACATTTTACAAAAATTGTTCAAACCTTTTACAACCTTGAACAATTCAATAAGAGTCGCAACCTTCTTGTTCTTTTCTAGAGTAAACAACATTGTGGTTGATTTGTATTGTTATTATAATGGAACGAATTTTAAATCAATTTTATTTCAATTGAATTTAAAAAATTAAAAATTCAGTTTTGTAGACTGTTCGCCCTCTTCGTCAGCGAGCTCTTCTTGTTCTTCAACAGGCTCTTCTTCTTCTTCCTCGAGAGGTTCTTCAACATGCTCTTCTTCCTCGTGAGGTTCTTCAACAGGCTCTTCTTCCTCGTGAGCTTCGTCAGCATATTCTTCTTCAACTGGTTCTTCCTCGATAGGTTCTTCTTCGTCTCCTTCAACAGCGTTTTCTTCCTCAACCACACTTTCAATTACATTTTCACTAGTAACATTATTATTTATACCTTCTAATATATCAACAAGTGTGTTATTTTGTATATTCTGTGCCTCCTTACTTTGCTCAACCTCATAATTGATTTTAGTCAAAATTGTAGAAACTGTATTAATATGTTCAATAATCTGCTCGCGCTGCTTATCTTGGTTGTCTTGTTCTTTCTTTTCATATTTATTTAATCTCTTTTTCACTTCAACTAATTGCAAGTTAGTTTCCATAGAAAATGTCTGGACCTTTAATGTGTGTTTTTTTATTTCTTCTAAACTATTATCGATCGCAACAATTTTATTTTTGTAGTATTCTAAATTACTATCATCCACTTTTGAATCATTCATACTATCTTCAATCAGTTTTTTCATATCTTTTTCTTGTTGTTCAATTTTAGTATTCAAACTTTCAATGACGGTTTGTAAATTTTCTATAATTTTGTTGTGAGAAAGCAACATCATTGCTGGACTCATTTTTGGCTTTGCTTGAGTAGCACTTTCTTCCCGAATTGAGGTCATATTATTGTTTGATACTGAAGATAAACTTGTTGGAGCACTTGTGGACGAACTTGCCGGCGGCTCGGCTCTTCTACGCCTTGCTGAAGCTAAAGCACGTGAACCAGACATAATATTTATTTATTATATTTTTTGTTTAAATGATATTTTCAAAATATCTCTTTTGCTCAAACATCAAGCACTCATTTTCATTTTAATCTTTTCATGATATTTATAATCAGTGATAACAAAGTCATCTAATTCATAATCATCAATATTTTCCCGAACCTCTTTAATGTTCAATTTGGGAAACTCAAATGGTGTTCGCTTAATTTGTTCTTTCAAACTATCAACATGTTCTTCATATATATGTGTATTACCCAAATAATAAATAAATTCGTAAGGTTCTAAACCACAATGTTTTGCAATCAAACATGTTAGCGCGGAATAGGAGAAAATATTGAATGGAACACCTAAACCAACGTCTCCACTTCGTTGGTATAGTGTGCAAGATAACTTGTTTTTTCTAGTAACATGAAATTGAAATAACACATGACAAGGTGGAAGCGCCATTTCATCTAATTGGCATGGATTCCATGCACTTATAACATGACGCCTTGAAAATCTTTTCTCGGGATCCTTCAGTTCATTAATGACAGATTGTAACTGATCTATTCCTTGTCCACTATAGTTTTCATGACAGTCCTTATATTCGGCATTGAAGAATCTCCATTGATGTCCGTAAACCGGACCTAGGTCACCTTGTTCATAATCTAGATTCCTTGATTTCAAAAAATCTTTACTCGCATTTGCGTCCCATATATGAACACCTTGTTGGGTCAATAACTCGTTATTTGTATTTCCGCGAATAAACCATAATAGTTCTTTAAGACATGTTTTGACAGCGACCTTTTTAGTAGTAAGTATAGGAATAGTGTTATTTTCTAGTGAAAAATACATAGCGCTTCCAATATTACAATATGTATTTCCGTTTCTTCCTGTTTCAAGGTTACCTTCTTGCAACAACTCCTCTATCAAGTTTAAGTATTGTTTTTCGGGATGAATATTCTGTTGTTGTATTATGTTTTTCAACATTTTTGAATCAAGCTGTTTCTAACAATTACTACAAGAATGTTTTTAAATATATTTTTATTCTCTGCTTATATTAATTATGAGTGAATACGACGACGAATCCAATGATTATGAAAGTAAAATGAGTGAACAAATTGGTGGTAGCGACAACAGCAAATCGTTCATAGACTACATTACATCTTTCTCTGCAACAGAAAAGGCTCAAGTTATGAATCTTGTTCAATATTGTGGAATTGCTGTTTTACCGCTACTTGCTGTGTTAAAATTTATGAAGATTTACATGCCTATTAGCAATCCACTCAAACCAACTAGCGAACTTGTCTTTGAGGTAATTGTCCAATTATTGGTTATATTGGTTTCGTTCTTTTTCATACACAAGTTGGTTTTATATTTTCCTACATATTCAGAAGTAAAATACGAGAACTTTAGCCTTCTTTCCGGCATGCTTCCACTTCTTTTCTTAATGTTTACACTAGATACAAAGATTAGCGAGAAGCTGAATGTTTTATTTGATCGCTTACTATCAATGATTGGTTTAACAAAAGAACCATTTGACGAAGAACAAGGTGAAGGCGAAGAAAAAGACAAAAAGCCCAAAAATGTAAACGGTGCAGGTCAGTCTCATAATATGCAACCGACTATGCAACCATCACAAATGCAGACAACTTCTATTGAAGAACTATCCGGTCTATCGTCCATGTCTGGAGGTGGTTTGCAGGGGAGCGGTATAGAAACATTTGATTCCGGACCATACCCGGCAAATATGTTTTAACTTATTGAAAAAATAGTTTATATATAACTAAACTTTATAGTTATATATGAATGAAGAGAGCGTTCAAAATACAAATGACAGTATTGATCATACAATGGAACAGATTGTCCAAGAACTAGACAGCAAAAATCTACTACATTTAAATAGTAGTAAAATTAAGGAAATGAAAAATAACGTCCTACAAAAATTATATTTATCAAGAGAAGAGTTGCTAAAATATCATAAAGTTCTAAAAAATTACAGATATGTGGACGAAATGGATGAAATCAAAATTGGTTCATATATAAGATGGTTTAATTTAAAAAAAATTGAGAATCTGAAATTGACAAATGGCGGCATTTTAATAGACGTACAACCAGGAATCGATGATATCAACCTCATATGTAAAAACAACCGAAATCGTCTTTTCACACTTGGTCTGAACAAATCAATTGTCTTTCAGAAAATCAACTATCAAGAAGAACTCTTGATCAAAATTGTGGACTATATTCAAAAGTGATAATGAAAGAAAACATTTCTCGTTTGTTTCATGTCAAAACATTTTTTATGGTTTATATACATTTTTGATGTATTGCAGTGTATGCATTTGTTATTGGGAGATATCATCTTTTTCCTATGTAATATAGATAAAAAATGTTTGTAGTTGTTATTTATATCACAATTGGTTTTACACAATGTCTTTAGCATCAACTTGAGTGCTTTTTTTTTAATTTTATGTATTGTTTTCGGAATAGATTGATTGTGATATTTAAGGAATTCTTTGTTCTCCCGTATAGTCAAATTTTTAGACATGCTTAAATTATCCTTAATATATAAGTATAAAATTTTATTATGAAAAAATCAATTATAATAGATTTTGATAATACCATAGGGTATTTTTCACAGGTCATCTATATGATCAATATCATAGAAAAAACATATTCTCGTAAAATGAATCAAAACGACATAAATATCTTATTGAAAATATATAAAAATTCATTTCGCCCCAGAATATTTGAAATACTTAAATTTATACATGACTTGAAAGAAAAAAACATCATTCATTCTCTTATTTTGTATACAAAGAACAAAAATAGAGGGTTTGTAAAAATGGTTTTGTTTTTTATTGAAGAGTATATTTTACAGAAAAAAGACAAAAATCGCAATACATCCATATTTGATCATGTTGTGTTTTCAGAAACAAGAACAAAAAAATTACAACCTTTATTGAACTACAAAAGTATATATTATGAAAATGAAGATTCAAACCTATGTTTTATAGATAATGAACATTATGATTACAAAGAAGAAAACATTTCAAATATTACACTTTTTTTCATTGAATGCGACAACTACAAATATTATTACACTCCGGAAGAAATTGTACAAAACATGGATTATAAAAATTACGGAAAACTCAGCAAGAAATTGATCTATAAATATTTGAAAAGTATTTACAGAAACAAAAAGGTCTTGGCAAACGTCCCGTTTAAAATACACGAATTAAATTCACTTTATATTTTTAACTTATTAAATAATTTTTGTTTCCTTACCAAATAGAAGTAAGTTTATTTTTTATTTTGGTAGATATCTAGAGTTCTAGCACTAGCATCTGTAACATTTCTGATAAATTTTGGCATCCAAAAATATGGTATTAGTTCATCACATTTGTTATAATATTTGTTGAATATTGTTCTATAATATTGTTTCTCACAAGTATCGGGTTCATTGTGGTTGTAAATTTCTTGTCTTGAAGTATTCGCAATAATTTCATTTTCTTGTATTATTTGATACCATGCTTTCTTTTTACTACTCACCCCATCACTAAAAGCCTCCTTTTTCCTCCACAACACCTCTTTTGGAAGTAGCTCCGGATAGTATATTTCAAACGATTTGCGAATTAAATATTTTTCACAATCGCCATATTGATTGTGATTACGATATTCAATTGGAATACTAATGTAAAACTTTGTAAATTCTTTGTCCAAAAAAGGGGTTCTAGGTTCCAATCCGTGACTTGAAATTGATTTATCAGAACGTAAAACATCAAACTTACTTATATCTGATAACAATCGCAATGTTTCATTATGAAATTCGTCATTGTCGGGAGCACAATGAAAATACATATAACCACCCATAAGTTCATCTGCACCATCTCCATTAAATATGACCTTTGCTTCACTATTTTGTTTTATGTATTTCGCTACATTCCAATTTCCCACGCTAGCGCGAACAGTGGTCGTGTCATAACTTTCTATATCATAAATAACATTTTCAATTGAGTCAATAAAATCCTTTTCTGATACCAAAATGGTTGTGTGATTGCTTTGAATGTGTTCTCCAACCATTTTTGAATATTTTAAATCTACGCCCCCCTCCAATCCAATGCTGTATGTTTCTAATTTTAAACCAGTTTTTTTGTAATATTCTTGACAAACAAGTGCTGAAATAAGGCTACTATCAAGACCACCAGATAAAAGGGAAGCAACTTGTCGTTCGCAATTATCGACGCGTTTTCTCACGGCTTCCTTTAATCCCTTTACAATATGAAACATGTAATATTCAACTGGTTTTTGATATTCGTTCATGTATGATATATTGAAAAAATAACGTTCTTGAAGCACTCGTGTATATTTGTTAAGTTTGTGTTCATAAATGCAATATGTTCCAGGTTCATACTGATTCATGCGTGAAATTTGTTCATCAAACATTAGCGGCATTAAATCAGATGCAAACCCAATATTTCCACTCTCGTAATGACAAATATACAATGGGCGAACGCCATATGGATCGCGACCGATTATAAGAATATTTTTAGAAGAATCATAAATCATAAACGAAAATACACCATCAAGCAAATTCACAAAAGTTGGTCCAACTATTTCATATAATAAAACAATGACTTCGCAATCACTATTTGTCTTTACATTCAATCTAAATTGCTGAATTAACTCTTTGTAGTTATATATTTCTCCATTGCACATCATCATACAAGTGTCCGTTTTAATTGGTTGATTTGATATCTCATTTAATCCGTTGATGCAAAGACGATGAAATCCCCAAATAATCTGTGAATTTATATTTTTGATAGACGAGTATTCTGGACCTCGTTTTTCACCAAACTTAAAGTGATGTTTTATTTTATATTTGTCTTTTGTATCACTTTCTATATTATAAGATTCTTTTAAAAGAAGTCCAAAAATTCCACACATTTCCGTTTCTTAATAATAATATTTTGCATGTATTTAATTTATTTTACTATATTATAAATGAGTAAAAGACACTTGTGTAATTACGATTATGATAATGAATTAAACATAAAAATAAACAACAGACATTTTCCATCCAATGTTCTCCAGCCTAATTTTGATCCACGCCCACTTTCAACAAAATATTCTCTTGCCGATTTTCCATTAGTGAATAATTATGTTTCCGAAGATTCTGAAAAACTTTTGTCTTATGATAGATACGACACTCGTGAAACATTTTATCCTGGAAATGCAAGGGCACCAGTGAGCCATTTTTTAGATAAGATTGATACAGATTCTCTTTTGAAGAACCAGGTTCGTCCTCTTACAAAATCAGATGGACCAAACTACACACCAAATCAAACATCAGATCTTTATTTGGAAAAAAAATACCAAGATAACAGACTTCCAAATATATATTCACTTCCATATGAAGTAAAAGGTACTAATAATAAGAAATGCAACTTAGCACCAAACACTTTTTTCAATCATACAAGATACAATGTGAAAAACTTGTAATAATTTTTAATATTGAGATATATTAGTTTATGGAAAACTTTCTTTCTAAGACATTGAAAAATAAAAAAAACAAGAAAAAATTCACTTCATTGAAGTGTCATCCTAAAAATAAAAGTTTCAAAAAATCAAGCTGTTTAGATTTAGATACGTTAGTAATGTTGAAACAATTTTGGAACAAGAGACATCCCGATCATCAGATAAGAACAAGAAAAAAAGAGAATATATGGAATGAAATAAAGAAAAAAATGTCCGACAGTTGCAATCATGAAATGTGTTGGATTGACAGTGTTATTCCAAGTAATGCAAAAAAAGAAAAACTTAAAAACGAACTATTTGTTCCAAAAATGCCGGACTCTTGGAAAGCGAACCCAACAGAATGGTTGTCTAGTATTGAGATATCAGATGTTCTCAAACAATACGAAGAAAAATATGATGATTTTGTCTTTTTAGGTCCATCTCCAATTGATTTTGATAGTGCGAATATTGTTGATACAAATAACAGAGACATGTGTGTTTGGCCAGAATTGTGCAATTTTGATTTAAAAAAACATATGTCAAACAATGTGAAAAAAGTTGGCATGGTATTCAATTTGGACAAGCATTATCAAGATGGCTCGCACTGGGTATCCATGTTTTTAGATATTCCATCCAAAAAGTTGTTTTATTTTGACTCTGCTGGAAGTGGACCGCCCAAAGAAATCAAGAATCTCTGCGAAAAAATAAAAGCCCAGGCAAAAAGAATGAATATTACTTTAAATATTGACGATAACAAAGATATTCAACACCAGATCCACAATACTGAGTGCGGGATGTATTCCCTATATTTTATTATTTCATTGCTGACAAAAAAACATAATATTGATTATTTTAAAAAAAAGATTATACGTGATAATTTAGTTAAACAATTCAGAACTATTTATTTCAATAAAATATAATGAACAAAGATTCGTATGATAATTTCATGACGTCGTTTAAAAAAAACATGTGGGATTTGTGCAATAAAGAAAATATATTTACAAATTTAGATAGTTCTGAATTTGAAAGAGTCAAATCAATCTTTGAAACAAACATCGAAAATTTTAAAACTCATATTTTACAAACAAATGGAGATAATTCTATAAGAACTATAATTATTGCAAACATCAAAAAAGATATACAAAATAGCAGACAAAATGTTGAAACACGAGAAGATATCTCAAACAAGAGAAAAGAGAAGTTCGATGACGAATTTCAAAAAAAACAAACTGAATTCAATTCACTCCTGAATCATAAGAAACCCAAAGAACTTGATTTTAGCGATAACACCCAAGATAGTCCTCTTGAAGCGGATAATTTAGAAGCACTTATTCAAGAACAATTAAAAGATCGTGAGCTACATATGCCAACACCTTCTGATGAGTCAAATACTGTTGTTTCCGATAATCAGTTCACAGAAACAAAAAATAATAGTGAAATAATATTACAACAAAGTAATTCACACGCCATTGAATCAACGTCATTGGAATTATTGATCAAAGAAAATGAAAGCCTGACAAGTGAAATTTCAAAATTAAGGCAACAGATTAACTCTCAAAATGACGCCATCCATAAGATTTTATCATCTCAAATACTAATATTGAAAAAATTAAAATAATTTATTATACTATATAAAAATGAATAAATTAAAGACAAACGCCAGAATATTACTGATTCTTATAATATCCGCATTTATTGTAATCCCTATTACCGCTGTTTTGATAGGTAAATTGTTCGGAGTTCAAGAAAATATGGAAGATTATGATATGACCGGAAAGAATGTAAAGATGGATGTAGCGAAAATAATAAGACCATCAGATGGAGAAACATATTTTGGTTATTGTCTTGGCGGAGATATTAAATGCAAGAGTGATGAGTATACTCTTGTTGAGGTGAGAAAATACACGGATAAAAACGGTAAAGAACATCAAATTTACAAGGCAACGTGCGAATGTCCCGAAGATGATAAAATAACAGATGATGAAGGAAATCGGATTTGTCCTCAAACCGCAGATGCTCTAGTGAAATGTGATGGTAGAAAGGTAAAAAAAATAGTAGAAGATGCAGATATTTCCCAAGAATATGATAACCTAACAAATTTAATTACTATGAGTGATAAGAGTCCTGACAAATTTTTACCGTGGGATATAGCAACAAATGGATACGTATATTTATACAATGGAGAAAATGAGATAGATGCTTCTTTTTCTGCTTGTCACCTATACGGAGACTGTCCAGATGAAGAAAACGAAAAAGATGAAGATAAAAAAAAATCTAAAAAGTCCAAAATGAAATGTATCGCAGATAATGGCGCCAAGCCAGGAGATCCACTTTGCTGCGGACAGGACGGTGTTTTACAAGATACAAAATACAATTGCCCATCTGAATATCCTCATTGCATTGGATATAAGTGCGGAGAAACATGGGGAAAATGTTCAAAAACGCAGGAATAAATGATAAGTTTACCGACCTTTTGAGTTGTGTATTACACGAATATATTCATCGTAATCTATAATGTCACTGGTTACTACTTCAGACATACAATTTGCCGTTTTTTCACACATTTTTTGAATGCATGTCATATTTTTACCATTAACATTTTGTAGTTCATTCGTTTTCTCTTGAATAAAATTTACAGCAGAAGACAACCTTTCTTTGTCAATAATATCAATCAATAAATAATTGTTTTTGTCAAATATAAAACATTTCACAATTTGAACAGTATTTATGAATGATTTTAAATATATATTTGTTAATTTATCATCATATATTGTATTACTTTTTAGATTTAATTTACATTTCCACCTATTGTATTGATTGTTGTATTTGAAAATAATCTGAATCATATTAGATTCATCTACATCTACTATTTTAGCATTATACATGCTACCATTAAAATTCAAAATGGTTGTATTTTGAAGAGTTTGTTCTTCAAGTGAATCAGAACGGCTGCGTTTAACATCATCGATACTTACATCCGGATGGATTAAGTTTATTCGTTTTCTAGATTTTGGTGAAAATTGAAAATATGATGATTTACTCATATAATTTTAATTCTTTATAACTCTTAAATAGATTTAAAATTATATATTAGGTATTAAATCAAGCAATTAAGTATCTAGTTTCAAAAGATAATTGTCGTTTTTCATTTTTTCAAGTAATCCCAAACGCGTTTTGTCTTTTAAATCAAATGCAACTGGTGGAGTTTGTGTAAAATCAACCCCAACCTTCTTTTTCATTCCACCCTTTCCGTCAACTTTTACATATTTTGTCTTCAACACTACAGACTTTTCTTTTTTATCAATATATTCACCTCGTTCATTGTCAGCATTTGTCAGATCTTTTGGTTTTTGAACTTTAACGTTTTCATATGGGTCATCTTTATATTGTAAATTCGTCTGCAATGTTTTGTGCGGATTGATGCCCGTCTTAGGAAGAGGAAATGTCAAACATTTCTCTTTTTCTTCGTGATTGAACACGCAATCAATGGATGCTTCTTTCATAGCTGTCAAAAAGTGTTGCATTAATTTCTTTTTACGCTTCATTATTCTCAACAGTTTTTCATCCGTTGTAATAACGCTACCATCATCATCAGTATCCACATTAATAAGTTGAGTATACAAAGTTTCCTTTTCTTTCAAAAGTTTTTTATTATATGAAAGTAAATACATAAATACGGTAACATTTTGTTGTTCTTCTGGTAGGTCTTTGTGACTACAGATGCGCTTAGCGCGACCGATTACTTGGTCAATACGGACAGGATGCCAATACGGTTCGGTAATGTGGACATAACGGACATTTTTCAAATCAATGCCTTCTGCTCCCGAAGAAGAAATCATTAACAAGTTTATTACTTCTCCATACATATTTGTCATATCATCGGCAACATTATTGAAAAAATATTTTCTAATGTCTTTTCGTATATTTGCGGGAACCTTTTTGAAATTCCCATTATAAATGTTTCTAATGATTTCCTTTTCTTCTTCTCCTTCTTTTCCTGTATACAGAGCGTAGAATTTCCGCCCCTTCAAAGTAGTAAACTGATTGTCTGGGGTTTCTTCTTCAGGACCTGATTCAAAACTGCTATTATAGTAAAAGACATTGCCTATGTCCAGGTTGTATTCAACATTACCCATGTCATCGTTAGATTTGACAATTTTAAATTCACTATATCCATAATATTCCAGTAATATTTTGAAAATACCAATACCTTCCAATGTTCTGAAATTGCTATACATTAATTGCAATCCATTATTTTCTGTGTTCAAAATATTCTTCAACATTTTGTAAAATTTAGGACTGTATAAAGTCAATTCATTTTCTTGATTAAATTCATAATCAGGGTCTTTCTCTATTTTCATTTTTTGGGTAGTAATAAGTTTTTCAATGTCACTGTCAAAATATTTATAAGCATTATTGGTCAATTCGCTCAAAAGAAATTCAACCTTTTCGGCAAATTCTGCGCGACGTTTCTTATTTATTTTTACACCATAATCTTCAACATCTTGTGTATCATATTTACCATCATTCATTGTTAACATTTCTTGAGTTGTCAAAATCTCTAATTGATCTTCTTCCAAATCTTCTATCTTATCAACTCCCATTACTGGACGGTTTAATTTAGCTTCTACTTCAGAGATCTCATCTTTTTCGTTGGGACCACCTGAAGAAAAACGATCAATCTTCGATGGAAACACAAAATTACAAGCAGCTCTTGAAAATATTTTATATGAACTAGTTTGACCATCTTTGTCATTATTTTTTTTCTTTTCCTTTCTCATTTTAGTGTCTAGTGCCCGTTCAATTGCGCGAGCAATATCATAGTGCTTCATTACATTTTCAGTCATTTCAACGGTTTCAATAAATATATCATCTTCATTACCAGACGGAACTATTGTAGGCATTAACTCTTTTTTGTCTCCTACATAAGAAACTAGCCCAGCAATTTTAGTTTGAAAATATTGTTTATTTTTTAATCCATTTCCATTTCTATCGATAAATATGTTATCAAATGACTCTTTTGTGTCAGGAAACTTTTTTTGGCATTGTATTATTTCATTTTTTGGATCATCTAATCCAAGAATTTGATATCCTGCTTCTTGAAGAAGATCTACAACTTGATCCTTGAATTCTTTTATACTTGTCTTTTCCCCAGAAGAATATTTTATTTTACCAGATTGTTCATTCACAAATCCGTAAGGATTCCTCATTATTTTCAAAGTATTTGTATTTTCCAAATATGTGATATAATCAATGTTTTCTAATTTACTAAGAGCCTTTTTGAACTCTCGAACGTTAATCATTTTTTTGTTGTCATGAACACACCTCATTTGTATAATTTGATTGCAACCACTGACTAAATTGAAGAGAACACCCAACTCATTTGGATAATTGATAAGTGGAGTTCCTGTCAACATAACAACATTACAATTATCTGCTGTAATAATTTTCTTGTAAATTTCAACAGAAACCGAACTTCCCTTTACATTCAGTTTATTAACTATCCGGGAAACGAAATTATGAGCCTCATCTACAACAATAACACTATTATCAAACGGATTGTAATTTTCATCTGTGTTATATTTAGTATTCCATGCGTCCATCGTAATACCGTTGTAACTGATAAAATGAAATCGTGCTTTTGTCATTTCGTTTATTTGTTCACTCAATGCCTTTTTGTTTATTTTTACAAAATCGTTCTCACCTTTTGGAGTTTTTCTTTGTAAATATATACCATTCTTCTTTTCAAGATACTTTTTTATTGGTAGTTTCGTGAGTCTATGAACTTCCTTTATGAATTCACCCCTCGTCCCATCTGTTGGATATTTAACATATTCCCAGTTTTCATCTTCTTGGAAAAATGTGCTGCCGCAAAACTTTAACTGAGAAATATAATTTTTTCTCAAGGATGCCGGCGTCAAAATAAATATTTTTCGCTTTGTTGTTTTCATTGCCTCAATTACACCTATAGAGGTGCATGTTTTACCAGAACCAAGACCATGATACAATACTAATCCTCTATATGGACTGTATGAATTTAAATATTGTTTTACCAATTCCTGGTGTATTAGTGGATCAAAACCAGTTGCTTTTGTAGTATCATCGCATGAACTTTCTTCTCCAATTTGCTTTCCGGAAATATTCAAATATTCTGTTAATTTGTCACGTATTTCACTAACAAACGACATTTTATTGTTTAGTACATACGATTGTGGTAGTGGTACTTTAAATATGGTTTCATCTTCGACATATTGTTTGTAATTATTGACAAATTCAAAAGCACTTTCGTGATTATTATTCGCCAAATCGTCAATATTTTGTATAATTTTCTTGGGCTTTACTTCTGCGGCTTTCTTTGTTGATTTTACATCTGTTAATGTTTTTTTCTTATCTAAAATGTCGGTAGAAATACTCATTTTTTGTTTCTTCTTGATTGACTTGATTTCAGCTTCATCCATTTGTGTTAAAATAATACTTTCTTCGGTTTTTTTGGCATAACTCAAGTATTTGAAGTTATGTAGATTAATATTCTTTTGAAGCAACGTCAAAAATTGAAGGAGTTTTTCATTGTTATTTTCTGTAAAGTCTCTTTTTATTTCAATTGCAACATTCAATAAATCTTTTTTCTTTGTTGATGGTTTTTTTACCTGTTTTAAGAACTCCATCTATTATTAATATATATAAATATTATTCATATACTTGTATCAATTCAATTGCCTTTTGACAAGCAATCTGTTCAGCCTTCTTCTTAATCTTATGAGATGCTTTGCTGAAAAAAATCAAATTAAAACCTTCATTTTTTATGTTTTGAAATGTTTTTATTTTCTTAAAATCGACAGCTTGTTCAATATTAGCATTATGAATGTTTACTTCCCCCAAACATAAGTAAACCCCCATTGTGTATTTTTGCTCATCATCTATATTTAAGACATAATATTCAGGTGTAGTTTTGAACTCTTTTTGTATCATAACTTGAAAAATGTTCTTGTAATTATTGTCGTTTTCCAATAGTTCATTCCAATCTACTAATTGTTCAAATATTGATTCAATGAATATTTGACAAACTTGGAAACCTACGCCGCAATTTAAATAATTATTCAAGTATCCGTTATTATCTGACAAGATCATATTGTTTGCGTCTAAAAAAAGAGCACCTAAAAAAGCCTCGAAAAGACAACCTAATTTTTTGTAATTGAATCTTGTCTTTTTTTCTTCCGCGTTTTTAGATATCAAATAGTAATCATTAAGACCCATTTTATACGCCAAGCATCCAATATGGTCATTCTTTACCAGAGCTATTTTTTTCTCTGTCATGAATCCCTCATCTTGCTCCGGAAAACGTTTGTATAGATAAAATTTTGTCACATTTTCTAGAATACCATCTCCTAAAAATTCTAATCTTTCATTTGAATGTGAACATAAATCAATGCAGCTGGGTGGTTTTATTGCCAGTGTCATATCCTCATTCATCTTTGTTGGTCTTACATATGATTTATGAACAAACGCTCTTTTGAAAATTTCAAAATTTTGAACATTATAATATACGTTATAATTGTTCAAAATGCGTTGTAAAGAATCATATGTAAGTTCTTTATTCTTATCATTAAACGGGTTATAAATCAATTCTTCTGAGTCGGTCTTCATTTATTTTGCTTGTATTAATAATTTTAAATATATTTACTATATAATTAATATATAGTATGAGTTCTTATATTCAATTATATGAAATTGAGGGTGGTCAAGCACTTGCAAATAAAGTCACTACAATCGAAAATCTCTTGAATAATGGAAATTTTACAGTAAGTGAAATGAATGCCAAGCAGGGTGTTATTCAGAATAATTTGATGGTTGGTTATACAGATAATAACGATTTATGCGACAATTTGATAATGGAAGTTTCTGGCAACACTTTATTTCATAGTCAAGTTCAAATACTTGGTAATACTATTTTTGGTAAAGAAACTACAAACGCCGAAGAAGTTTCAAATAATGACACAAACTTGCTTGTTTATGGTGATCTGAAAATTATGGATGGGGGTAACCTTATAATTGAAGATGTGTGCAACACAACAATAACAGATCTACGCACAGAAGTAAAAATAACTGACTCGTTAGATATTTCAAATGATGGTACAAGTGTCGCAATGACCGTTAGGCAGATAGATACCGTTGTCCAAGATATTGCACATTTTATAGATAGTGATGATGTTGTTTTTACAATAGGATCAGGTGGAAAAACTTTCATTGGTGGTGACGTTTCTATGGATTCTTCGTTGGAAATTTCTAGTAATCTATTCGTCCATAATGAAGTGTTTGTTGACAATGACGCGTCATTCGGTAGTCATTTACAAGTGGTTGGTGATGTTTCCATGGAATCTACATTAGAGATTTCCAATAATTTGATTATTCACAATGAAATGCTTGTAGATAAGGACGCATCATTTGGCAGCCATGTACAGGTGGTAGGCGATGTTTCGATGGAATCTTCGCTTGAGATTTCTAACAATTTAATTGTTCACAATGAAATGCTTGTGGATAAGGACGCGTCATTTGGTAGTCATTTACAAGTGGTTGGTGATGTTTCCATGGAATCTTCGCTTGAGATTTCTAACAATTTAATTGTTCACAATGAAATGCTTGTGGATAAGGACGCGTCATTTGGTAGCCATGTTCAGATAGTTGGCGATGTTTCGATGGAATCTTCACTTGAGATTTCCAATAATTTGATTGTCCATAATCAAGTATTTGTAGATCAAGACGCATCATTTGGCAGCCATGTTCAGATAGTGGGCGATGTTTCCATGGAATCTTCGCTTGAAATTTCTAACAATTTAATTGTCCATACGAATCTATTGGTGGACAGTGATGTATCATTCGGTAGACATTTACAAGTGGTAGGCGATGTTTCGATGGAATCTTCACTTGAGATTTCCAATAATTTGATTGTTCACAATGAAATGCTTGTAGATAAGGATGTGTCATTTGGTAGCCATGTTCAGATAGTTGGCGATGTTTCCATGGAGTCTTCGCTTGAGATTTCCAATAATTTGATTGTCCACAATGAAATGCTTGTAGATCAAGACGCATCATTTGGTAGCCATGTTCAGATAGTGGGTGATGTTACCATGGAGTCTTCGCTTGAGATTTCCAATAATTTGATTGTCCATAATCAAGTGTTTGTAGATCAAGACGCATCATTTGGTAGCCATGTTCAGATAGTGGGCGATGTTTCCATGGAGTCTTCGCTTGAGATTTCCAACAATTTAATTGTCCATAATCAAGTATTTGTAGATAAGGATGTGTCATTTGGTAGTCATTTACAGGTGGTCGGTGATGTTTCCACGGAGTCTTCGCTTGAGATTTCCAACAATTTAATTGTCCACAATGAAATGCTTGTAGATAAGGATGTGTCATTTGGTAGTCATTTACAAGTTGTTGGTGATGTTTCCATGGAGTCTTCACTAGAAATTTCTAACAACCTGGTTGTCCATAATCAAGTATTTGTAGATAAGGATGTGTCATTTGGTAGTCATTTACAAGTGGTAGGCGATGTTTCGTTGGAATCTTCGCTTGAGATTTCCAATAATCTACTTGTTCATACAAATCTATTGGTACACGATGATGTCTCATTTGGCGGTGATTTACAAGTGGTTGGTCATGTTTCCATGAAATCTTCGCTTGAGATTTCCAATAATTTACTGGTCCACAACGAAGTATTTGTGGAAGGAGACGCATCATTCAGTAGCCATTTACAAGTGGTTGGTGATGTTTCCATGGAATCTTCGCTTGAGATTTCCAACAATTTACTCGTTCATACAAATCTACAGGTAGATGGTGATGTTTCTTTTGGAAGTCATTTACAAGTGGTTGGTGATGTTTCCATGGAATCTTCGTTGGAGATTTCCAACAATTTACTCGTTCATACAAATCTACAGGTAGATGGTGATGTTTCTTTTGGAAGTCATTTACAAGTGGTTGGTGATGTTTCCATGGAATCTTCGTTAGAGATTTCCAACAATTTACTCGTTCATACAAATCTATTGGTAGACGGAGACGCGTCATTCGGTAGCCACTTGCAAGTTGTTGGTGATGTTTCCATGGAGTCTTCGTTAGAGATTTCCAATAATTTACTCGTTCATACAAATCTATTGGTAGATGGTGATGTTTCTTTTGGTAGCCATTTCACGGTAATTGGCGATGTTTCTATGGAATCTTCGTTGGACATTTTCAACAATTTACTCGTTCATACAAATCTACAGGTAGACGGAGACGCATCATTCGGGAGCCATTTACAAGTGGTTGGTGATGTTTCCATGGAATCTTCGTTGGAGATTTCCAATAATTTACTCGTTCATACAAATCTACAGGTAGATGGTGATGTTTCTTTTGGTAGCCACTTGCAAGTTGTTGGTGATGTTTCCATGGAATCTTCGTTGGAGATTTCCAATAATTTACTCGTTCATACAAATCTATTGGTAGATGGTGATGTTTCTTTTGGTAGCCACTTGCAAGTTGTTGGTGATGTTTCTTTTGGTAGCCATTTCACGGTAATTGGCGACGTTTCTATGGAATCTTCGTTGGAGATTTCCAACAATTTACTCGTTCATACAAATCTATTGGTAGATGGTGATGTTTCTTTTGGTAGCCATTTACAAATGGTTGGTGATGTTTCCATGGAATCTTCGTTAGAGATTTCCAACAATTTACTCGTTCATACAAATCTACTGGTAGACGGAGACGCATCATTCTGGAGCCATTTACAAATGGTTGGTGATGTTTCCATGGAATCTTCGTTAGAGATTTCTAATAATCTGCTTGTCCACACAAATCTATTGGTGGACGGCGATGTATCATTTGGTAGTCATTTACAAGCTGTTGGCGATGTCTCCATGGAATCGTCTCTTGAAATTTCAAATAATTTACTTGTCCATACAAATTTATTAGTGGACGGTGACGCGTCGTTTGGAAGCCATTTACAAGTTTTCGGCGATGTTTCTATGGAGTCGTCTATTGAAATTTCAAATAATCTACTCGTCCATAATGAAGTATTCGTGGATAAAGATGCATCATTTGGTAGCCATTTACAAGTGGTTGGCGATGTATCTATGGAGTCTTCACTAGAGATTTCTAATAATCTGCTTGTCCACACAAATCTATTGGTGGACGGCGATGTATCCTTTGATGGTCATTTACAAGCTGTTGGCGATGTCTCCATGGAATCGTCTCTTGAAATTTCAAATAATTTAGTGGTCCATACAAACCTTTTTGTAGACGGCGACGCATCATTCGATAGCCATTTACAAGTAGTGGGTGATGTTTCCATGCAATCTTCATTGGAGATTTCCAATAATTTATTTGTTCATACAAATGTGATCGTAGAACATGATGTATCATTTGGTGGTCATTTACAAGTGGTTGGTGATGTTTCTATGGAATCTTCGCTAGAAATTTCCAATAATTTACTGGTTCATAATGAAGTATTTGTGGAGAAAGACGCATCATTCGGTAGCCATTTACAAGTGGTTGGTGATGTTTCTATGGAATCTTCGTTGGAAATTTCGGATAATTTACTGGTTCATACAAATCTGAACGTAAAACATGATGTCTCATTTGGGAGTCATTTACAAGTGGTTGGTGATGTTTCTATGGAATCTTCACTAGAAATTTCCAATAATTTAATCACCCATAATGAGGCTATTTTGAATGGTCCAGTTTCCTTCAATGATAAGCTAACCATATACGGTGGCAAAAATATTATAGCGGATACTACTAATACAAAAATTATAGCAAACAAATACAAATCAATTGATTCAACGCCAATAATATTTGAGAATTCAAGTGGTAACATTATTCTTATACTTAACAGTGATGGTAATATTTCTATGGAATCGTCTCTTGAAATTTCCAATAATTTAATTATTCATAATGAAGTATTTGTTGATAAAGATGCATCATTTGGTAGCCATTTACAAGTGGTCGGCGATGTTTCTATGGAATCGTCTCTTGAAATTTCAAATAATTTAATTATTCATAATGAAGTATTTGTAGATAAAGATGCATCATTTGGTAGCCATTTACAAGTGGTTGGTGATGTTTCTATGGAATCGTCTCTCGAAATTTCAAATAATTTACTTGTCCATCATGAATTGTTTGTAGATAATGATGTATCATTTGGTAACAATCTACAAGTGAATGGAAATATAAGAACAACAAACAATATTGTCTATAGTGGTATTCTTTATAAAGGAAGCGATGATATAATATCTATATTAGATAATTCAATTAATGATATTAAAACAACTATTGAAAATATAACTGGTGGAAGTGGGGAACTTAGCTTGACTTCATTGGAAAGTAAAATAACCGATATATCAAATAATGGTTCAGGGCTGACAATCATTGGTGGTGATATTTCAATAAATGATAATTTACTTGGCAACAGTGCAACATTTGCGGGCGTGACAAATTTTGAAAATAATGTCAATATTGGAACAAATACTTCCAACGCATCAGTACAGCTTTATGGAGATTTTAAAATCAAAGCAGGTGGAAATCTAATCATAGAAGACTCCTCTTTTTCTGTTACAGATCTTCGCACAGAAGTAAAAATAACCGACATTTTGGATATTTCAAATGATGGCACAGGACCAGCACTTAATGTTACGCAAAATGATACTAACGCAAATGATATTGTTCATTTCAATGATATGGGAATAACCGTTTTTGCAATAAAAGATGGTGGTAAAACATATATTGCCGGAGATGTCTCCATGGAATCTTCATTAGATATTTCCAATAATTTACTGGTTCATAATGAAGTATTTGTGGAGAAAGACGCATCATTCGGTAGCCATTTACAAGTGGTTGGTGATGTTTCTATGGAATCTTCGCTAGAGATTTCCAATAATTTAATCACCCATAATGAGGCTATTTTGAATGGTCCAGTTTCCTTCAATGATAAGTTAACCATATACGGTGGCAAAAATATTATAGCGGATACTACTAGTACAAGAATTATAGCAAACAAATACAAATCAATTGATTCAACGCCAATAATATTTGAGAATTCAAGTGGTGACAATATTCTTATACTTAACAGTGATGGTGATATTTCTATGGAATCTTCGCTAGAGATTTCTAATAATTTACTTGTTCATAATGATTTGTTTGTAGGTAATGATGTCTCATTTGGGAGTCATTTACAAGTAGTTGGTGATGTTTCTATGGAATCTTCATTAGAGGTTTCCAATAATTTACTGGTTCATACAAATCTTTTAGCAGAAGGTGATGTGTCGTTTGGTGGTCATTTACAAGTAGTTGGTGATGTTTCTATGGAATCTTCATTAGAGGTTTCCAATAATTTACTGGTTCATACAAATCTTTTAGCAGAAGGTGATGTATCATTCGGTGGTCGTTTGCAAGTGGTTGACGATGTTTCTATGGAATCTTCATTAGAGATTTCCAACAATTTAGTGGTTCATACAAATCTGTTGGTATATGATGATGTCTCATTTGGGAGTCATTTACAAGTAGTTGGCGATGTTTCTATGGAATCTTCGTTGGAAATTTCTAATGATTTGCTTATCCATACGAATCTATTAGTAGACGGCGATGTATCATTTGGTGGTCATTTACAAGTAGTTGGCGATGTTTCTATGGAATCTTCGTTGGAAATTTCTAATGATTTGCTTATCCATACGAATCTATTAGTAGACGACGATGTATCATTTGGTGGTCATTTACAAGTAGTTGGCGATGTTTCTATGGAATCTTCGTTGGAAATTTCTAATGATTTACTGGTTCATACAAATCTTTTAGCAGAAGGTGATGTATCATTTGGGAGCCATTTACAAGTGGTTGGCGATGTTTCTATGGAATCTTCGTTAGAAATTTCTAATAATTTACTTGTTCACTCGAATCTATTGGTAGACGGCGATGTATCATTTGGGAGCCATTTACAAGTGGTTGGCGATGTTTCTATGGAATCTTCATTAGAGATTTCTAATGATTTGCTTATCCATACAAATCTATTGGTAGACGGCGATGTATCATTCGGTGGTCATTTACAAGTGGTTGACGATGTTTCTATGGAATCTTCATTAGAGATTTCTAATGATTTGCTTATCCATACGAATCTATTGGTAGACGGCGATGTATCATTCGGTGGTCATTTACAAGTAGTTGGCGATGTTTCTATGGAATCTTCATTAGAGATTTCTAATGATTTGCTTATCCATACGAATCTATTGGTAGACGGCGATGTATCATTCGGTGGTCATTTACAAGTGGTTGACGATGTTTCTATGGAATCTTCATTAGAGATTTCTAATAACTTACTAGTTCACAATGAAGTATTTGTGGAGAAAGATGTATCATTCGGTAGCCATTTACAAGTAGTTGGCGATGTTTCTATGGAATCTTCGTTGGAAATTTCTAATGATTTAATTGTAAATGGTAAAGCTTCCTTCAATGATAGGATGACCATATACAACGGTAAAAACATTGTAGCAGATTCTAGTAATAGTAAAATTATAGTAAACAAATACAAATCAATTGATTCAACATCAATAGTATTTGAGGATTCAAATGGTAACAATATTCTTGAACTTGATAGCAATCGTGACACAACTGCTAAAAATAATTTGAAAGTTGACGGCGAAATTTATACAGCAGGTGGAATGAGTATTGGAAAAGACAAAGATTCCGAATACGAACTAGATGTATCCGGCGATATTCACTGCACTGGCACACTTTTTGCCGATTCAGATATCAAGGTTAAGAAAAATCTTGTACAATTAGACAATTCTTTAGACAAATTATCAAAACTAAATGGTTACTATTATCATAAAGTGGGAGAAGAAGAAGATTCATTGAAGCATATTGGAGTTATTGCACAAGAAGTTGAAGCAGAATACCCAGAATTAGTATCCAAAAATACAGATATTAAAAGTGTCAACTACGACGGAATAAACGCAATTTTAATTGAATGTGTGAAAGAATTGAGAAAAGAAAACTTAGCAATCAAAAGTGAATTGAAAGAACTAAAGAATAAATTTGGAAAAATGTAGATGAAATGTAATTAGCAAAAAATAAAAATATTATTTAATATATATAATAATGCCTCATATTGCGCGTATTCAAAGTATTACAAATCAGCCGAGCGGTGGTGGTGACAAAAAGCAAGGTGCCCCGGATCACAGCAACTGGGCTCGCATTCCTTACAAAATTTTCAAGAGTAAGACCCCGAAGCCATATTTGTTCAGCGCTACAACTGGTAACTCCAACTAAGTCTTATTTTGATTTTTACAACAAAATAACTATTATAACTTAAACATCTTTACTTTAATTTATAATAGAAATCTCAAAAAGACAAAAATGAAAATTATTTGTGATTATAGAGAACATAGCATTTATAATTGTTTAGTGAAAAAAATAGAATCCCGAAAAAATTATGAAAATATTTTAGTGGAAAAGACAAATCTGAATATTGGGGATTTTGTGATTGGGCGATACATTATTGAGCGTAAAACACTTTCCGATTTAGCGAGCAGTATTTTAGATGGACGATATAAAGAACAAAGTTCGCGTTTAGACGCATATATTCAAGAACACGCCGAAGATCAGCCGGTGGTGATGTATTTCATTGAGGGAAGTTTAGATTTATTTACGGATGGCTACAATATGAATAAAGACAAACTGATTTCTGCATGCATTTCTCTTATGTGTAGCAAAAATTATAAGGTCTTTTTAACGCGTCATGTAAATGAAACTTGTGATTTTTTATTGAAAATTTGTTTCAAACTAGGAAATGAAGTCATCGCGTCTGACTCGCAAAGTGGAGGAGGGGCAAGTCAAGAAGCCATTTGTAACAACATCGCAAAACATCAGTTCAAGAAGAGCAATCAGATAAACAAAGACAATATAGGAGTAATTATGTTGTCTTCTGTTCCAAATGTGAGCGCTAACATTGCAATTCAATTACTTGAACCATTTGAAAACGACATTTATCTTTTTTTTAAGGAAATTCGTGAAAATGAAAATTATCTGGAAAACATTAAATTAGTATCAAAAGATGGTAAAGAACGAAAACTTTCTAAGAATGTTAGAGAAAATGTGATGGAATTATGTGGAGAAAATAAATAATATCTTCAAAATATATATTAAATAATATGCCTCACTGTTCTAGTGAACATGATGAACAATTTGAAAGTATGGTGGGGGGGGCGAGTCTATCGGCGGCGGAGGAGGGGGCGGAGGATCATACAAGTCATGCGACAATGGATGATACAATATCTTACTTAAAAGAAATATTTGTAAATCCTAACAGTCCTAGTGAGTATGAAGCTAGATATCAAGATATTCTAATGATTAATCCAAAATCACAATCATCACCATTTCCCGAAATACACCGTGAAAATCTTTACGCTATAAAAGAACAAATAAAGCATATTCAAAATATTTATAAAAACACTGATTATAAATTATACGAAGATAAAGAATGGAATGACTCACTTTATACTTTAGATACTATACGTGTTTCATTTGAAAGAGATGGGATCAGCGACAATTATTCGAGCTTGTCTGAAACTATAAATGAATTGTTATCTTTTTTTGATCACCCAAAAGAGAGAGAGGAAGTCAAGCGCGTGTTAGATCATATTAGGGATCTAAACGGTATGGCCAAAGCATATGATGATGTTAGATATTATCCTGGAACAGTTAGAGCAGTGCATTTTATAAGTGGTGACGAATGGACTCGTTCTCCTAAAAAACTAGACCCAGCGACTGAGAGTGAAATAAGTGTTTTTTTACAAGACAAACCTTATTTTGCACATTTAGATAGGTCTCTTATTGCTTCAATGGTTGTTGAAAATCGTAACAAATATCCAGAACAACAAGAGAGGACGTATCAAGCATCTTTGTATCAACTTTTATTTGATAACCCCATGTTGAAAGATTTATATAAACAAACTGGTAAAATAGTTTCACAAAGTAAGGGTGGTGTTCAAATCAAAGAATTTTATAAAAATATAACTAATTATGTTTCGTCTCGCCAAGAATACATCAAAGCTTTGCGATTAGTTATAAGTTATAATTCTTTTAGTTTTGCTAAAAAATTTGGATTTGGAACGTATGAACAGATGACCGCAAATCCTATATACTTATACTTAACAAATGTCGTAGTAGATTTTTCAATGAGTAAGTATGGGAGAGGTATTTTTGGATTAGTTTTTTGTTATAGATTAATGATTTATGTGCTCGAGAATTTAAATAAAACTTTAGAATCCAATATACTCACACCAGAAGAACAACAAGATAAAATCAGAAAACTTATTGATGCGTATGTTAAAGAAGAACCCACTTCACGAAAAACAGATCTTACAGTAATTGGAGAAGCGCTAGATAAACTTAAAGATTATCTAGACAAAAATCCCACAAAGCGCGAACCTGTCTCTAATATAATGACAGAACTTCATAGGGATGGAATAGTAATATTGTCTGATATGTCAACTGTTTTAAATAAACAAATTCCTAGTATGGTTTCAGAATTTTTAAACAAAAAACAAATTCTAGATATTAGAAGATTCCATGATGAATTAAAAAAAATGTATGAAGAAGCGCAGTCTATGGATGCTGCTACTGCTGCTGCTGATCCTGCTGCTGCTGCTGATCCTGCTGCTGCTGCTGATCCTGCTGCAATGGATGAAGATGAACATCAAGAAACAAAGTCCGGCGGCGCCCTCAAACGCATTACCAAAAAGCACACCAAGAAAGGAAAATCCAAGATGTTAAAAGGAAAATCCAAGAAACATCTTAAAAAAGGCAAAAAAGGCAAGAAAACAGGCAAAAAGGTTCGCTTTCATTCTGCTTCCAAAAAGTCAAAGAAAAATACTCGTAAAAGACATTAAATTATTTAATTAAGAACTGCAACTTCCTGTTCCACCATTTACATCCAATTGCGTCATTCTACCAACATTTTGATTATACGGATCGTAAGCCGGAAACTGATTTTGGTTGTAATTTTTATTGTTTTGTGATTGAGCGTCAAGCATAAAATCCATCTTTGGTTCCTTTTGTAACACTGGCAAGTTATGATTCAACGCACCAACTTGTAAGTCCTGATCTTCACCGGCAAACGAACGTTTAATTTCATATTGTTCATTTCCTTGCGCATCATAAACTTTTTCTAAGTGCAAAATTGGACACTTCAACCCACTGGCGCGCTGCCATTTGACATATTCTTTATAATCTTTCAAAGAATCCATCATCAACGGATTTACTCCGGGGATTTTTGCTAATTCAGGATTATAAAGCATAATTTTATCACCTTTTTTTATCATTGTTGTGGGACAATTACCAGAAACAAACGGTTCTTCTGTTTTGCCTTTCATGGAGTCCGTATTTGTCTTTTTTATGATCATTAGCATTTTGTCTATTGAGAAGAAAATCAAAGCCGCAATGATAAACGCGAATATTAATTTAGCAATCATAATAATCTAGATTATATATATAATATGATAAAAATATACCGAGTAAATAAAGAACAACCAACATTATTAGACCAATTAAATAAGAAAAAATCATGCGGGACCGTTCTCATTTATAGCGATCATTGCCCACACTGCGTTTCAATGAAACCTCAATGGGAACAAATGAAACAAAAAATGCATAATAAACCAGCAAATATTTATGAAATTAATAGTGAGGATTTACCCTACATAAATCATCCAATCAAAAATGTAATTGATGGATTTCCTATGATTTTAAATGTAAATAATCGAGAAATTATGCCGTTTGAACAAGAAAGAACATTAGATAATTTTATAAAGTTTGTAGAACAAAACATAGTTAAAGCTGAACCAAAAAGAAAACCGCAACAAATACACGCCGACCAAATTGGAAATTCTCTCAATCTGAATAGATACATCGAGAAAAAACTTCCACATATTTTATTGAAAAAAGAAAAATCAAAACGCTCCAAAACTTCCAAGAAACCTAAATCTAAACCAAAAAAGAGAAAACAACCAAAAAGTAAAAAAAGAAAGCAGACAAAAACTAAAAAAAGAAATACTTTAAAAAGGAAAAAAGGTAACAATAAAAAATAAAATTGATTTAACGGTTATTTATCAGGTAATGTATAACACACTACACTACCTGATAACATGTCCTCGCTTAGTGATAAAAATGACACTATTTCATTTAGGTGTATAGATTTCAATGTATCTAGTTTCAAACAAGAAGAATTTATCATTACAATTTATGGAATTGATGAAAATCGTAAAACATACTGTGTAAAAATAGATGATTTTAAACCATTCTTCTATATTAAAGTCGGTCATAATTGGAGTGACACCGATGTATCAGAATATTTTGACCATATTCGCGAAACATACAATTCAGATTATTCTTTGATCAAAACCCTTAAAAATGATCTTGAAGAAGCTAAGCTAGTGCGTCACAAAACCCTCTATAACTTTGATGCAAACAAAAAACATAACTTTATCAAAGTCACCTGTAAAAATATGTCTCTCTTTTACAAATTTAAATCACTCTTTTATGACAAAGAAAAACAACGTTTGAATAAAGGAATTGAATTTAACGGAACATTTACTCAACTGTATGAAATCATGATTCCTCCGATGCTGCGCTTTTTCCACATTCAAGATATTTCTCCGTCTGGATGGGTTGAAATTAGCGATTATGACTTGGTAGAAGATGACGAAAAAGAAACAAAAGTTGACTTTGAGATCAAAGCAAATTATAGAGATATTATCAGCTTACCAGAAAAAGAAACAATTGTTCCTTACAAAATATGTAGTTTTGATATTGAAGCGTCCAGCAGTCACGGCGATTTTCCGACTGCTATCAAAAATTACAAAAAAGTTGCTTACGATATTCTAGATTATATTCAATTGAATGATGACGAAGTGTCCGAATATGGAATGGAGAAAATGCTCTACTTCCTCCTTAAAAGTGTATTTGGATTTGCAGATGATATTTCAATTGACAATTGCTATGTGAAAAACAAAAAATATAATGAGAAAAATTTTGAATCAGATTTCAAATCATTTATTGAGAATCCAGTTGTTCTGAATGACGAAGATGCTTCAAATATTGCCGAAAATACGTTGGACGACTATATGACAACATTTGACGGTGGCGAAGAGACGGGTGGTTTTGGTCAAGGTGAAGTGGATATTTGCGAAAATGATGGAAATATAAAACCTAAAAAGAAACCTGCTACCAAAAACAAAAAAATCAATACAACAACTATTGAATCTATTTTGACCGATTCCAGTTACGATAATCAAACAAAAATGGGATATTTGACAATTACACTTAATAAGAATTTTCCTCAACTTGAAGGCGATTATGTTACCTTTATTGGTTCAACATTCGTCTCTTATGGACAAGAAGAAAGTCATTTAAATCATTGTATTTGCTTGGGTGAAACCACAAATCATGATGAAACCACACAAGTTATTGAATGTTATGATACAGAAAGAGAAGTGTTGCTTGCTTGGACAGATTTGATTCAAGAAGAAGATCCAGATATTATTATTGGATACAATATTTTCGGTTTTGATTATCCTTTTATGTTTGATCGTTCAAAAGAGAACAATTGCGAAGAAGAATTCATGAATTTATCCAGAAAAAAAAATGCGCTTGATGATGACGAAGAACTTGATTTGGGTAAAACCAAAATTGTGCTTGCTTCGGGTGCGTATGATTTGAAATACCCAATCATGGATGGGCGACTTCAAATTGACGTATTTACGTACATGCGCAAAGAATTCATTCTTCCATCATACAAACTTGATTATGTTTCATCTTACTTGATTAGTGACAAAGTTTCTAAATATGAAAATCTTGAAGGAACCAATACTTGTGTCATTTATACTAAAAATATTAAAGGTATTAGCGTAAATTGCTATATTCATTTTGAAATATTGAATCACTCCAATGAATTATACCAAAATGGTAAAAAATTCAAAGTTTTGACGCTTGGCGAAAAAGGCTTTGTCATGGAAGGATATTTGGAGGGTCTCGAAAATCAAACAATTCAGTGGGGTCTTGCAAAAGATGATGTAACACCACAAGATATTTTCAGAATGACAAATGAAGGTCCTAACGAAAAGGGAATTATTGCCAAATATTGTATTCAAGATTGTAATCTTGTTCATCAAATTTTCCAAAAGATTGACATTATGACAACTTATATTGAGATGAGTAAGATTTGTTCAGTTCCAATTAGTTTCTTAATGTTGCGAGGTCAGGGTATCAAACTCACCTCTTATGTTGCTAAAAAATGTCGTGAAAAAGATACACTAATGCCGCTTATTAGTGTTGGTAATGCTTCTGATCTGTATGAAGGAGCTATTGTTCTTGAACCAAAAACAGGTCTTTATCTGGACAATCCGGTGGCTTGTGTTGACTATAGTTCGCTGTATCCATCTTCGATTATTTCCGAGAATATTTCACATGACTCCAAAGTATGGACAAAAACATATAATTTGAATCATACACTACTTCATCAAACAGGCATTGTAGATAAAAATGGTAAATTCAAATATGATAATTTATCCAGGTATAAATATGTTGACATAAAATATGACACTTTTGCATTCAAAAGGCTTGGTGGAACAAGCAGTAAACTGACAAAAGTATTGACTGGATATAAGATTTGCCGATATGCGCAGTTTCCAAATCACGAACGGGCGATTTTACCATCTATTTTGCAAGAACTTCTTCATGCTCGTAAGGCGACCAAAAAACAAATGGGCAAAGAAAGTGATCCGTTTATGAAAAATATTTTGGATAAACGTCAACTTTCCATTAAGGTTACCGCAAACAGTTTGTATGGTCAATGTGGTGCGAAAACCAGCACATTTTATGAGATGGATATTGCGGCATCGACTACCGCAACTGGACGAAAGTTATTGATTTATGCCAAAGATATGATAGAAAGTGTTTACAATAATGTCAATATTGACACCAAACATGGTAATATGAAAATTAATGCGGAGTATATTTATGGAGATTCTGTTGCGAACTATACACCAATTTATGTAAAAATAGACGGAAAATTTGAGATCATCCAGATTGATGAACTTGGTAAAAAATACGGAGAAAATAACTGGAAACAGTGTGTAGAACCAGGTAAACAAACAAAAGAATATATTGATCTGACAAATAAGAATATATATACATGGAGTGAGAATTCATGGACTCAATTAAAAACAATTATTCGCCATAAGTTAGCAAGTCAAAAGAAAATGATGAGAATTTTAACACACACAGGCTGCGTTGACGTGACAGACGATCATTCTCTTATTGGAAGTAATGGTGTTGAAATTTCACCAAAAGAGTGTGAAATCGGCACAGAATTGTTGCACCATACATGTAAAGATAATTTTAGGAATGAAGCACCAAATTCAACAGTGGAGGAACTTGATTTTGACCTATCTATTCCAAGTAATCATATTATAATGGCAAAATATATTCATCGTAAATACAGTGTAAATGATATAAAGTATAAACTTGTAGCACACGATTCAAATAGCAGTTTTATATTATCTTCGAAATGTTCTGAAACAACAGATAATAAAATCAAAAAAATCATGACTTTAGATGATTATGACGACTATGTGTATGATTTGACAACCGATAATCATCATTTTGCGGCAGGAATTGGTAACATGATTGTTCATAATACGGATTCAGTATTCTTCACTTTCAACTTGAAGGACCCAAACACAAACAAAGATGTTCGTGGTCAAAAGGCATTAGAAGTGACGATTGACTTGGCGAAAGAGGCTGGTGAACTTGCGACCAAATTTCTGAAAGCTCCTCATGATTTGGAATATGAAAAAACATTCATGCCATTTTGTTTGATTTCAAAAAAGAGATATGTCGGCATGCTTTATGAAGAAGACCCACATAAGTGTAAACGTAAATCAATGGGAATTGTATTGAAACGACGAGATAATGCTCCAATTGTGAAAGACGTATATGGTGGTATTATTGATATTCTAATGAAAGAGAAAAATATCAATAAATCAATTGACTTCTTGGACAATATGTTAAGTCAAATTGTGAACGAAGAAATTGGAATGGATAAACTGATTATTAGCAAATCGCTCAGGTCGTTTTATAAGTGCCCACAGCAGATTGCGCATAAAGTCCTCGCAGACCGAATTGGTATTCGCGAGCCAGGCAACAAGCCACGCGCTGGAGATCGTATTCCATATGTGTATATTTACTCAAAGAACAAAAAGGAATTGCAGGGCAACAAGATTGAACATCCAGACTATATTAATGAGAAAAAACTAAAGATTGATTATGGGTTTTATATAACAAATCAGATTATGAAACCTGTTATACAAATATATTCTTTGGTGTTATTTGACATGCCACAGTTTCAGAAAAAGGCAAAAATGTTCAAACAGAAAATACATACATTGATGGAAAACTCTGACGATGAAGAAAAGACGATTAAGAAAATTCAAAGTCTTAAAGATAAAGAAGTAGAAGCACTTCTATTCAAAAAGTATATTACAATCAATAATAACAAGGCACAAAATAACAGAATGATTACTGACTTCTTTGGGTAAAATTTGAGTAAATTATTATTCTACATTATCTAAATACCAACGAGTTGCCAAATAAGGAGGCATGGTTTCTTGGTTTTGTCCACCAATTGCCTTAAGATTCGGACCTTGTTGAATAATTTCTTCTATTTTCATGTTACCAATTCCATGATCAAAGTAACGAAGCGACGAAATAAATCCATTCATGCCGTTGGCATTGTCTCCTACGAATATGTCGCCATAATTTTGTTTGATTACTTGAGTCAAGTTGTCTCTTGTAGATAATACACCATTAACATATATATCAATGGTTCTGTTTTGAACACGTATTATTATATTTACCCATTTTTGTATTGGAATATTTTTTATTATTATTTTCTTGATCTGTCCAGACAACTCTGCAGCACCAGTATCATCAAATGTGGTCATTGCTACCGTAAGTGCATTTGTATTAGAAGTTGTCCCATCATAGAGGTATAAACCTGGTGAATTCATTGCAAAAGGCTCACCGGTTTCACTGTCTCCACCTTTGGAAAATATTCGTTTTGGATTATTGTTATTTCCTGAAGTTGCATTATCAATGAAAACCCATGTACTCCATGTGAATTCCATACCTTGATTTTCGTTTACTGAACGCAATATTGGTTTTGAATTTGCAACAGACGGATTTACTTGATACTTTGTGAGAGAATTTGTAGAAAGTAGTCCATTTACAACAATAGGATTTTTGCTTGGAACTGTAAATAGTGAAATAATATATACTCCGACGCGAATTAATAAACCAAACATGATAATAATGAAAAGAATAAAGACAAATTTGGAAATTGTACTGTTCTTTTCTGCAAAATCTTGAGCAAATATTGCAAAGCGATTATTTCCACGTTTGACTGCTTGATATGCTTGCGATGAATTAGCTGCGGTTTTTACTGCTGTTGATGCTTTTTTAACTTCCGCCTTGACTGCATTTGATGTTTTTTGTCCAAAGGACTTGGCAGAATTAAAACTGTTTTTTGCAAACTGGCTAGTTTTGTTTGCTGTTTCTTTGATTTTATTTGTCAGCGGCTTGTTGTTCTCATTTTTGGCAAATGGATTGTTCATTCTTGAATATTATATATATAATATAATAATATTATTCATATAATAGTATGTCAAACTTTCAGTAGATTTGTCTAAAAGACATAGAATTTTTTCTTTTCAACTTGATCTTCATAGAACGAAACGGATAAATTGTATTTGTTGAGAGCGCTTTCGAAAGCATCGCCAAAGCCACCTCTATAGATGGACCATGCCTTTGCCGGAGTAATAAAATATGGGAAATACTGAACTTTGGAAACAAAACCACCAAAACCACCATCTGGTGTAATATAAATAGTTTTATCGTAACCATTTCCGTTGATAATAATGTTATTGAATGGTTTTGATTTTACTAACTTGCCATTAATATAGACATCTAAAGTGCGATTGTTGAAAGTGACAAGGACGTTCACCCATTTTTGAATATTTATGTTTTCTATGGTAACATTTTCAGGACTTCCTTTACTCGGACAAGCAACTTCAGTATCTATAGAATCGTCTAATACTATGGTATCCGTTTGCTCGGAACATTCTATGCTATTGTATGTATTGAAAGAATATCCGTTATTATCTAATTCAAATTCCAATTGCTCTGGAGAGTAATTAACGGAATCATCATCTGTTGTTTCGTAAACATTCACCGAGATATCCAAATTGTTTTTGTATCCATCCAATGTGATGGTCGGGAAGTAAATGTTACTAGATTCAATAATTGTTTTCTTGTCACCATATTTGTAATTCCAGTTGTCGATGTATATCCAACAACTCAATCCCATCGGACCGTCACTTTTTTTAAGTTCTTCGCCTTGTATGGTATATTCATTTTTAGCACTTTGTGGAGAAGATAACACCTCGTTATTGTCTTTGAACATAGGAAGTTTCATGAATAAATATATACCTACAACAAGACAGAAAACAATCATAATAAGTTTCATTCTTCCTTCTATGCTGTTTGTAAACAATAAATAAACACCTACCACCAGTAATAGTAGAAGCATCATTTGAATTAAAAAAGACAATTTCATTATTATATATTATATAATAATAAATTATAAAAAATACTTTCAAATTATGAATCACACGGAATATTTCTTGTTTTGTAGATTTCACCTATACTTACAATGTTGAGTGGAACTTCAAAATACTTTATATTGCATATACCACATTTATACAAGGGTTCATTTTTACTACCAAACTGCAAAAACGCATCTTCAATATATGGCGAAACATTACCTTTTGTCATCACAAGATTGTTATTGATAAAGCAATCAAGGTTGCCATAGTTGTAATTTACGACAAAATGATTCCATCTTTGGTATAGAATCTCTTTTGTCTTGTAAATAATATTCTCAGAACATTCTTTGTTTTCATTTTCACAATAATCAACGCTTATCTTCAATTCTTTTGAGTCATAGTCGTAAAATATTTTTGGAGAATTTGAATATGTCATGATGAATCCGCGTTTGTCTTTTCTTGTTTGAATTTTTTGTATTTGTGGGTCAAAATATATCCAAAATGAAATACCATAGTGATAATTATAGTCCTGAATGTGATTTGTACGATTAATCAGATGAACTAAACTACTGGTCTCTTGATAAATAAAATCGTTTTTCATTTTATTATACTCGCTTATCTTGTTCAATAGTTCATAATATTTGTCTTCTTGTCTCAAAGATAATATATAATCTTTAAACTTTTCAAAGCTCTTAAAATCATCCAAAGTTAATTTATGTTTTTTCATTTCTTCTTCGACCAACCCTTTTTCTGTTTCACTTAAACTATTGACAACATCTTCATATACTATGCGCTTATCCAACAAATGAATATCTTTGTCGAATCCTTCTATTGTTCTTGTTTTGTTCAAATCTGGGATTGAATTACTACTTTGTTCCAAATATCTTTTGAAATTATTGTTTGTTTGAAGTAGTTTTCGCTTAAAGAATGGTTTGGATTTAATTATTTTATCTTTGAGTTGTTCTTGTGTCATGTATAATACATTCGTTTCAAGCGATTTTGATTCGTGGACAAATGTGAGACCACTTGTACTATTTATCATACTTTTCAAGATAGGTATCAACAAAAAGAAAACAATTATGATTGTAATGAATGCACTTAGTATGTAAGATGTTTTTGGTAGTCCTGAAACATTTTTTTTGACAAACTCAAAAAAATCAACAATGTAACATGGAATCAAAAAGAGAACGTTTTTCAAAATGACAAACAAATTATCTTTCATATCTTCAAGTCCTTCAGTATTATTTTCTCTATCTTTGCTATTTCGCAAAGACAAAAACAGCATCAATAAAACAAAAGAAAGAATAATGCTACTGGTGCTACTATTGTAAACAATAAACTTTGATACATGAAAAAATAAAGAAAACAACAAAAAAATAGCGCCTACATACATCAGATTGTATACTGTTTTGTAGAGCATATCAAATTTAAATCCCGCATTACTTGTATCTAGTTTCAACAAAATAATTACCAAACAAGAAAAAAATGAAAATAGAGTTAAAAATATAGATATGATTGGATAATCATGGACAATGTTGAATAATTTGAAGGTGTATAAATAATATATACTCGGGAACAATATAAATAATATTATAAATGTGATTGTGAGTAACATATGACGAACAAATATACGCTTCACCATAGAGAAAAAATTATTTAAAAAATTTATCAAGTTATCCATTAAATCTGAAATATCATATGATGATTCTGAATTAATGGGTTGACCACTCATAATTATAAATAGAGGATATTAAAAATTTTCAAACGATGTTTTTTGACCGTGGCATTCGCGACATAAAGCTTCCAAATTTGAAACTTCATTTGTGCCACCATATTCAAGACGAACTTTATGATCTACTTCGAATGTATGATTCAGTTTTTGATTGCATTTATTACATGTCCAGTTTTGTTGAGAAGCCACATACTTTTTTTTGGTTTCACTAACGCTTCTTTTTGTTCCTTTTGAACCAGAAGTTTCTATTTTGCGGATTGAAGCTTGCTCTCTTGAATGACAACCCTGATTACTAGATAAAAATGGTGTCAACATGTCTTTTGACTGTTTATCTATTGGCATTACTTGAATGAATTCCTGCAATGTTTTCATATTATCATAACTAACCTTTGGCGACTTATTTACAACAGAAAGAGCACCAAATCCCATAATGACTACTATTAGCATTTTATAATACTTTTTATATTTGTTTAATTTTGCCAGGAAATTCTTTTCATAATAAATATTGTAGAGAACCACTGAGCAAATAATAATAATCCATAATTTTATACTCATTATATAATTATGGATATAATCTTTTTGAAAGACAATAATAACAACATATGATGCCTACAAATAAAATGGAAAATATAAAACTGTGTATGTGTTTCTGTTTTGTCTTTTTCATGTAATATTTATCACTTGTTAATTTGTAGTGAATGCTGTCGTAAAACTCTTCGTAATTTTTGTATGGATAGTTCAACTTTGAACAAAAGTCCTTGTAAATATTATGGCATAGTCGCCTCATATCATCATTTGTATCAATGTGCGTTTTTACATTATTTTTTTGTATAGATTTGTAGAGAATGCTTTGAATACTAGGATCAAAAAAGAAAAATGGAACGCTATAAAAGAAATCAATTATTTTCTTTTTATTTGACTTGCTGGCAACGTAATATAGACCCAATTGAGATAAATAATGTTCTAGCAACTCACAAACAAAGTATTTATTGATATTTAATTTTGTCATGAATCAGTAAAGTATATATTACTATAATAAATTAAACACATATTGATAGCATTTTGTATCAACTAAAAAATATATATGAATTTTTGTGATAATGACAAGAAAAAATGGAAAAGGAAAAATGTCTGCAATAATTGTGGAATGCAGGGTCACCTATTCTTTTCTTGTAAAAGACCTATTATGAGTTTTGGAATTATTTGTTACCGTTATAATCCTCAACGTCAGAAAAACGAATATTTGTTGGTGAGACGAAAAGATAGTTTAGGATATGTAGACTTTTTGAGAGGTAAATTTAATATTTACAACGATTTTCATATTCGCCAGCTTGTTGCAGAAATGACTCATTATGAAATCAATGGAATATTGAACAATGAATATTCACGATTGTGGTCCAATCTATGGAATAAAAAAAATGAAAAGTTTGATACCAAAATAAATGACAAGTTTATTTATGTGAAAACTGAGAAACCTTATTTGTTTTCACAAGAAGTTAAATGGAATGAGCCAGAGTGGGGATTTCCCAAAGGGAGACGTAGTGGAAAAGAGAATGATTATGAGTGTTCTATACGAGAGTTTGAAGAAGAAACTGGATATTCCTCTAAGAATTTGATAATGATAAAAAATGTGGGCTTTATTGAGGAAATATTTACAGGTTCAAATGCAAAGTCATACAAACACAAATACTATATTTGTAAAATGGATTACCAAAAAACACTTTGTGAGAATAATTTCCAAAAAGATGAAATAAGCGATCTGAAATGGTTTTCTTATGATGAATGTAATATGAAAATTAGAAGTTATAATCATGAAAAATTAAATATATTAAAAAAAGTTCACTTGTTGATAAATAATAACTTGTATATATAAAATATGACCGAAAAAGAAACTATTAGTGTCGCAAAACTTAAATATCCTAATAGTAGTGATCCTAAACTTCAAAAGAAGATCACATTGAAAAAAGAGTTTAAATATCCGTATTTGATTCAAAAGAGAGGCATTGTCCCACTAAATAGAAAAGAACAATTATGTAAGCAAGAAGAGTTTACTCTTTCTCCACATCAGGAGTTTGTTAAAAACTTTATTCATCCAAATACCCCATACAATGGGATTTTATTGTATCATGGGATGGGAACTGGAAAAACATGTACCGCAATCGGTGTATCAGAGCAATTTCGCAATGTTCATAAATACAATCCACAGTTTAACAAAATTTGGATTATTGCAAGTGCCAACGTACAGGAAAATTTCAAATTTCAATTATTTGATCCAGACAAGTTGGAGAAGAAGAATGGTATATGGAGCTTAGATAGCTGTGTTGGACCCAATTTGTTGCAAGAACTACAAAATTACGATCTTCAGAACATGACAAAAGAAATGATTGTTAAAAAAATAAACAAAAACATCGACAAACATTATCAGTTTCTGGGATACGAGAAATTTGCTAATTTAATCTTCAATATTATTCGCAACATAAAAGTGAAAAATGAAAAAAAGTACAAAAAGTTTGTCAAAGACAAATTAAACGAACACTTCGGCAATTCTTTACTAGTAATTGACGAAGCTCATAACATTCGAATCAATGGCAGCGAAGGTGACAAAAAAATCGCAAAGTATATACAATTATTAACTTCAAATGTAAAAAAGAATAAAATACTTTTACTGACAGGCACACCAATGTATAACGACTCGCGGGAAATCATATTTCTTTTGAATATATTGAGAAGTAATGACGGGCTATCGGCAATAAAATCAAGCGAAGTATTTGATAAAAATGGAGGGCTGTTAGTGAGTAAAGAAGGCGAAGAAATTGGAAAAAAAAATCTTATACTCAAAGCAAACAGTTATGTTTCTTTTGTTCGCGGTGAAAACCCATACATATTTCCCTTCAAAATATATCCAAGTGATTATGATAGTCCATCGAGCATATTCAAATATAAGTATCCACAACAGCAATACAATGGTAGTGTTATTGATGAAGGAATAAAATTCTTGGATATTTATTTATCAGAAATGAGCGAGTTTCAAAAACAAGGATACAAATATTTTACACAAGGACTTCGTAAAATTCCAAAAGTTCAAGAAAATATAAAAGACAAAAATGAGAAAAATGTGGCATCCGGATATAAAGAATTTCAAGATGCAATATATTCGCTTAATATTTGCTATCCTGGGGAAAAGGATGGAGAGTTCTTGAATGGGAAAACGGGATTATTGAGTATAGTGACAAAAGACCAGAATTCAAAGTATAAATACATCGACAAAGATAAGAACATTTTTGATTATGAAAAAATAGGAAATTACAGTGCAAAAATAAAAGAAATATTGAAACTCATTATCAATTCTACAGGCACAATATTGATTTATTCACAATATAAAGATTCCGGATTAATACCTATTGCGCTGGCTCTTGAAGAACTTGGAATGGGGCGCATCAACTCAAACGATAACCTCTTTCTTCCCTCTGGAAAAAAATCAAAAGAGGCAATATTCAAAGGGAAATATTCAATGATTACAGGAGACCCAATTTACAGTAAAAATAATGCCGGTGAGATCAAAGTTATCAACAAAGAAGAAAACAAAGATGGTAATTTATGTAAAGTTGTTTTGATTACACAGGCTGGAAGTGAGGGCATTGATTTCAAGAATCTTCGTCAGGTGCATATTTTAGAGCCATGGTATAATCTCAATCGCATGGATCAAATTGTGGGAAGAGCAATACGTAATTGTAGTCACAAAACACTCAAGTTAGAAAAACGCAACTGCCAGATTTTTATGCACGGTAGTTATGTAGATGAGAATGAGGAGATGATAGATTTGATGCTTTACAGAAGGTGCGAAGAAAAGGCTCAAAAAATTGGAATGGTTCAAAAAGTCTTGAAAACGATAAGTGTTGATTGCATTATAAATGAAAATCAGAAACACTTTTCAAATTTAAGAGAGAAGCTAAAACAAATAGAAATATCTACAAATAACCAAAAAATACCAAACTATCCGGTAAAAGATAAGCCATTCTCTTTAGTTTGTGATTATCAAGAGAGTTGTGATTATAAATGTGTAAATAATGTATCTAAAGAAACCGACAAAGAAGACAAAACTACATATTCTTATACACACACTATAAAGAACCAACTCATTGAACAAATTAAAAAACTTTTTTTGAAAAAGCATGTATATTCGTTTGAAGAATTAATAAACTTTTTTCAAATTAACGAAGAATCGCCTGAAAAGATATACAGCGCTCTTACACACCTTGTAAATAACAAATCAGAAACAATATCCGACAAATTTGGAAAGAAAGGATTTATTATAAATGTAAAGAATTTGTATGTTTTTCAGCCAAAGGAATTTGACGATTCTTATAGTACATTGTATGATAAAATGCGACCATTGAAACACAAACCTTTGAAAATTGATGTCATGCAGCAACCTCCAAAAATAGTAGAAAATAAGTCAACAAAAATAGACAAGAGTCTTGGTTTAAGTAGTGCTGTTGTAAATGAGGACTCTTCTACATCCTCAAATCGGTTGTTTGAAACTATGAAGACAAAATATGAAATTGGAATGGAATCAAAAGGCGAATTAAAAGACAAAAATAAGGACTTTTATGAAAATTATTCGCTTGTGGTTGACAAACTCAATGAACTTTCACAAAAAGTCAATATTGATCTAGCAAAAAAGAGAAACTGGTTAATTGAGCATTTGGTTGAAACGGTTCCATTTAAAAAGGAGCTATCTCTTGTAAATTATTTATTTGAACACGCAGAAGAGAAGGGAATTTTGGCTAAAACAATAAAAAAATATTATGAAAATAATTTTATTTTTAATTTTTTGGAAGGAAAAATTCTATTCTTAGTTGATCTTTCAGACAAGAACGCGGAAATTGGTAATAAAGCGCATTTATTTGATAGTCATATAAAACTTTACTATAAACACAAAGACGAAGACACATTCAGAACTCTAAAGCAAAGTGAAAAACAAGATGGTCAAGAAGAGATTTCTAAAATCATGCAACAGGTCAAAATAGATGAGAAAAAGAGTTCAAAATATTTAGTATTTATCGGACATTATGAAAAAGAGAAACTTAATCCAAAACAGCTGAAAATCAAGAAGGTTGGAGATACACATAAAAGTAAAAAGAACAAAGGTCGGGTATTCAAAAATGAGATACCAAAAGACATGTATCCTGTATTGAATGATATTATTGGTGAAAATATAATTGCCCCCAAACTCTTTATTAAAGAGCAACTTGCTGTAGTTTTGGAACTAGTGAGCAAATACTTTACAAATAAAGACAACACTATTTATGCAAATAAACTAGAAATGGCTGAAAGTAATGTCCAACCATTGTAAATTATAAATAAAATTGATTTAATTTGTATATGGTTATAGTATAATAGGATTTACACAATGAAAACAATCAGTTTAGAAAATCAACCGATTTACACTAGACAATTCGTGAATAAAAAAATCACGATTCCTTTTTCAAAACTAAACGGATCTGTCGAAAACATTTTCAAAGAATATGCAGAAAAATTCATTGTTGGAAAATGTTCAAAAGAAGGCTATATATCTACTTCGCATGTAAAAGTTATTGAATATAGTGCTCCAAAATGTGTTTCATCCAATGCTATCTATGACGTTACGTATGAATTTGAAATCTATAATCCTTGTGAAGGACAAGAATTACTTGCTAAAGTATCAAACATCACCAAAATTGGGATCAAAGCGGTGATTTCGACAAATAGCCGCGTCAATCCGGTCACAGTATTTGCAAGTCGTCTACATAATGAAGGCATTATCATGAAAGACGACAATATAGAACTGGAGCAAGATGTCTATAACAGTAAAGACGTGTATAGTGAAAACGATATTATTAGAGTGAAAGTAATTGGATATCGGTTTGAAATAAATGATTCCTCTGTTTATGTTTTAGGCAAAATTATTGGTAAAAAGAATAGTAAAAAGTAAAGAATAAAACAATTTTGTATTGAACATAAAAAGTAAATTACAACAACCTTAAATGGATAAGGACAAACTGAAAAATTTATGCGAATCAATAGAAAAAATGGGGCAACGCGAGCATATTGAAATATTGAAAATAATAAAAAGTTCCCCTTCAAATATCAATATTACAGAAAACAATAATGGATGTTTTATCAATATGAGTTCAATAGATCATGAAACAATCAATAATATAGAAAAATACATTGATTTTTTTAAACAAAAAGAAAAAGAACTCAATGACCAAGAACTGAAGAAAAATAATTTACTCGATTCACTAAATGAATTAGATAAATAATGTAAAGTTAATATTTTAAATGTATTTATCCACGCGTTTCAAGTTTAATGATGACGCACTTGAACAATTCAAATTCTATTTCGAAATATTATATCCACTTTGCAAAGGGTAACAAAAAAGAACTTGACGAGTTTGGTAGAAAGTTTAAAAAAAATAAAAGAGAAAAATTAAACAACAATTATGATAAATTGTTTTTTAATTTTTTACTTGTTGTCAGAGCGGAGGAACTGTCACTAGATTATAACAAAAATGTGGAAACAAAATTAAAATACGAATTTGCGCACAAAATGGAAAACATGAAATTCAAAAAACTAGAAAATGTAATTAATAACTTGTGTTATGAAGAAAACATCAATTTAAAAACACTGTCAGCTCTATGCTGTCTTTTTTCAAAGACCATGTATTATTATTCGCAGAATGTATTTGTTGAGTTAAACAAATGTGAAAATGATGAAAGCGAAAAGATATATTTAGTCAAAGCCGATTCATCAGTAACATGTGTCAAGGAGGAAAAATTGGCAGAACTGAAAGAAAATAGTTTTGAAATTCAAAGTCTAGACAAGATTTTTTACAGTATGACACATTACAAGGTGGATACTCTTAAAGAAATTGGATTGCTCATTGGGTTGAATATAGATGGAAAAAAGAAAGAGATTTATGACAGAATTTCTCAACATTTGTCTAATGCTATTTTTATAAAAAATTGATTATAAATAAATGTATATAGAGTATATACATTACTAGAGATGGCGAAAAAAGGTTATATTGCGCCTTCTTTGAAAAGTTTACTTGGTGAATACAACAAAGCTTTGAAAGAGAATAAGCCATCAAGGCATACAAATATTGAATTTGAAGTAAGATTTGCACAATTGTCAAATGAACGCGCGAATGATTTCGATAAAATTTACGATGAACTTATCATGCGTGGATTCAAGGTTGATTTTAGGAATTACCTCTTGCGCATTAGTGTAACTTATAAAAAAGACCAAAATAATGAGGGGCAAGACCCATTATCAAACATTCGCGTTGAATTAGATGATATGAATCACATTCAAGAACTTTGTAACAAAAAAGTTCTTAATTCTAATGCTCGGTATGTTTCAAAGCGTCACGTCGATGAAAAGCACAACGGACCATACATGATATATGATTATAAAATGCGTGTTTCCATACAGAAAGAAACTGAAAGAATGCCAGAAACATCAGAACAAGTCCTTATGATTCAAAATCGCTGGGACAATAGCTACAAGGATTTTCGATACATTTATAGAACCTCGCTTGTTCATGAAGATATGCCAAATATAAGAATTGATCTCAGTAAGGTAAGAACCAACAAAAACAAAACAGTTTATTTTATGGATAGCGGTGTTCTTGATGAAGATGAAAAGTTTGAAGTTGAAATTGAATTAGTAGATATTGATCGTCCATTCGACGAAGAGAAAGCAGAAGATATTTTGTCGCAATTGAAAAATGCTATAAAATTTGTTTTGTCGTCACTACAAGGCTCGCAATTTCCAGTAAAATATGACGAATTAGACAATGTTTACAAAGATTATATGAGTCTTATTGACAAACATGTTAAAAAAGAAAAAAAAAAGTCCATCAATAGCAAATACTTGAAAAGTGGACGAGATTTCATTGGACCATCTTCTTTTACGTTGCAGCCAATTAACTTTGTAAATGACGAGTCAATTGACAATATTTGTGTGCAGCGCGACATGTTTTGTGTAACAGACAAAGCAGATGGTGAAAGAAAAATGCTTTATATTGGAAATAATCTTTCTCTCTACTTTATCAATAGTAATCTTGAAATACAGTTTACAGGACTTAAAATCAAAGGATTAGCGAACTACAAAAACACTCTCATTGACGGTGAATATATTACCACAAACAAATCCGGAGACTCTATATCTCTTTACGCCGCATTCGACATTTACTTCTTTGAAGGCGAAGATGTAAGAAACAACCCGTTCAAGAAAAAAAACGCCAATCAAAACGGGAGCCCAATTGTTTCACGTCGCGATTTGTTACTGGAAGCAATGAACAAAATTAATGAAAATATTGACAAGAATCATCTAACACTAATCGTGAAAAACTTCTTCTTTGCAACAGAAAATAATCTAGACTCGCTGTATGTCGCGAATGATAATTGTTTAAAACATGCAGAGTCTCTAGATTATGAGACAGATGGGCTCATATTTACTCCCATGGAGCTAGGAGTGACACAAGAAAGTGCCAAGGACACACCAAATGCTAAAAATTTCAAGTATACTTGGGGACAGAGTTTCAAGTGGAAGCCGCCCGAGTATAATACAATAGACTTTCTCATTTCAATTGAAAAAGATGCGTTCAATAAACCAAAAATGAAACAAAAAATGGTGGATGGTAATGTGATAAATTATTATACATTGAATCTTCTTGTTGGCGTAGACAAAGTTAAACACGGCTTGATTGGTAGTCAGCAAAAACTTCTAAATGAAGATTTCAAGTCTCGTAATTCAGGAGAAGAAATAAGTGATAGCGATAAATATAGTGCTGAGCTATTTTATCCCACAAACCCATCTGACCCTATGGCGCATTTGTGCCACGTTAAACTTCATTTATACGAAGGTAAACTCAACATGTTTACAGAGGAAAATCAAATTATAGAAGATGACACAATTGTGGAATTTAGATACGACTTGAACGCAAAAGACAAGATGAACTCTTGGATTCCACTGCGTATTCGCGAAGATAAAACAAAGGACTATAGAACAAAAAGGAACAATTTTGGCAATGCTTATCATGTTGCAAATAGTAACTGGCATTCAATTCATAATCCAGTAACTAAGAAAATGTTGACAGGCGAAACGCAAATGCGCGCCGAGGACTTGTTGAATAGCGATAGCGACATTTATTACAATAGTAATAGAAATACAAAGCGCGAAAATTCGCATACAATCAAGCTTAGAAAATTTCATAATTTTGTAAAAGAATTGCTTATTCGATATACTGCTAGTAAAAAAGAAAATTCAGTTCTTATTGACATGGCGGTTGGTAAAGCAGGTGATCTCCACAAATGGCTTAATAACAATATTCGAGGTGTATTGGGTATTGATATTTCAGAAGATAATATTCATAACCCATATGATGGAGCATGTAAGCGATACATTGAGTTATTTACGCAGAAAAAAATAAAACGCGGGAATCAAAAGAAAAAAGACGAGAATAACATGTTCGGCATGTTTATTTCTGGAGACACGAGCAAAAACATTGAAAATGGCAATTTTGATGTATATAGTCATAAAAATAAACAATCTGTTTCTTCGGATTATATTTTGAAAAGTTTGTTAGGTTCAGTGCCGTCTAAAAATATAAAGGAGGAATATTTGAAAACCGATTTATTTAAAAAGAAGTTTGATATTTGTTCAATTCAGTTTGCGATTCATTACATGTTTGAAAGTAAAGAGAAACTTTACAATTTTGCAAAGAATGTATCCGATATGACACATGTGGGCTCATACTTTATAGGCACTTGTTATGACGGTAAATTAGTTTACGACAAATTAAAAGATGTTGAATACAACGACGCTGTAGAAATTTATAAAAACTCTAATAAAATTTGGAGTATTCGTAAAAAGTATCACGACAGCGACGATTCGTTTCTTGAAAATGATGAATTATCATTGGGACGTAAAATTTCGGTATTTCAAGAATCAATTAATAAAGAGTTTGATGAATACTTGGTAAACTTTGATTACTTTGAAAAGGTTATGGAAGACCATGGGTTTGTTGTTGATAATGATTTTGCTTCCGAAGAACAACAATTAAACGCAACTGAAACGTTTGAAACAATATACAAAAAATTATATCAAAAGGGCAACAAACTTAATATGACAAATTATGAAAAGGAGATATCATTCTTGAATAGGTGTTTTGTTTTCAAAAAAATAACTGATATGGTAAAGTCGTATCCAATAACGGAAGATGAAAACAAAAAATCAGCGCCTTCGCTAAGTGTTGGCTATCCCAAAAAGACAAAAGAAGCAATAATTTTACAACTTTAGGTTGAACGATTTAAAGATTTACTTTAATAATAATTATGACTGGATACATAATTAATGATTTTATTTTTTCTATCAATGAGAACGACATTTCTCTTTCTTACGACGAAACATTTACGAACGAATTCTTGATAAATGCAAGTTTAAAAGAATATTTGACCAACATCAAGGCTGAAATAGACGATGTTCAAGGAAAATGGGATATTATCAAAAAAGTAACAAACAAATACGAGTATATAAATAGTTGTGTTGCGATTGAAGGCTTAAAAGGTGTTAACACCTCAGTATGTTCACATAAACCAATTTCACGTTCCTACTTTAAAATGATTGAAATTTTGAATAATTTTGATTTCAAATTCATGAAATCAAGTGCCATAAAAACGTTTCATCTGGCAGAAGGTCCAGGTGGATTTATTGAAGCAATCTCAAGGAAGAGACAGACCAAAAATGATGTTTATCATGGAATGACATTAATGGATAATCACGTTGATGTGCCAAAGTGGAGTAAAATAACTAATTTAATGAAAGAAATGCAAAACATTAAACTTGTCTTTGGTCCAAAAAATGACGGTAATTTATATTTAAAGCACAATTTAGATTTCATTTGCAAACATTATGAAAATTCAATGCATTTTATTACTGGCGACGGTGGTTTTGACTACAGTATTGATTTCAACAAACAGGAAGAAAATTCAATTAATCTAATTTACTGCGAAGTGTTATACGCACTCATAATGCAGAAAAGTGGTGGGTCTTTTGTTTTAAAGGTCTTTGATATATTTCATCGGAACACGATTGAAATATTGTCGTTACTGTGTTACTTTTATGAAAAGGTTCATATTTATAAACCGTTGACAAGTCGCGAGGCAAATTCTGAAAAGTATATTGTTTGTGTCAATTTTAAAAGGAAAAAAAATTATGATTTGATTATAAAAAATCTAAAACATAATTTTCATTTGATGAAAAGTAAAAAAATCGTAAGAATTTTTAATTATGAGATGAACAGTTTCTTTTTAAACAAAATTCAAGAAATTAATGCAATATATGGACAACAACAGATAGAAAATATTCTTTGCACTATCAATCATGTACACGATTTTCAAAAAGAAAAAATTTCTAAAATGAAACAAAATAATATTGAAAAATGTAAAAAATGGTGTCATGAACACAAGCAACCTATTAATCCGTGTTTTTGCTAAGAATTTCAAGAATAATTTGTCTTTTTGTTGCGAATAGAGTTCAGTTGTTTTTTACAGTTTTTATCACAATCGCTGGAGCTTGTATCTCCTTTGATATAATTGAGGTGGTAACCGGTACCCGATCCAGTATCATAAACATTATTTATTGATACGATTCCATTCTTGTATGTTTCTTTAAGAGAGGCGTTGTTTTTATTGATTTCATCATGTTTCTTTCTCAAAATATTCGCAGAAGATGATGTAGCACCTTGTGTAGAAAAAACAGTATTGGACGGCTTATATATGATTGGTTTATTGCATGTTGTTCCGTCTGAAGAAGTCATTGTGGCACATTTCGAACTCTTGTAAGAACCATCGTCATTTTTGCTTCCAAGACGCGCATTTTGTTCATATGTTCTACATTTTGATTTCAGATAAGACTGATAATTGCGATGATAATTTTTACTTATATTTGTGTTTGCTGAACGACGGACGTTATACGACCCCCCAATACATCTTGTGCTATTTACTTCGTTTTCCAAATAAACTTTGATACCATTACACTCGTTTAATATAGTAATATTCTCTTTCAAAATGCGAACATTTTTACTGGAGCAATCTATATTATTTGAATCAACTGAAATTCCTGTTCCCGGAGCATCCAATTGTTGAATACTTACTTGTTTACTTGATTTCGTGTCATAATAGGGAAATAATTGCTTTCTCCATTGTTTTATTGGATTCGCTTTGAAAGGTGTGCGAGAAATAGTTTGTAAATTTTCGTCTGTATTGTGAAACGGGCGAGAATTGGATGGAACAATCATATCTGTTGAAGGTTCTTTCCAGATATTGCTTCTGAAAGTGAAATTACTCATTATATATTATATATTATATAGATTATATATAATTTATAATGAAGCGATTTGTAACATTGATTGCTTTATATGTAGTTGTGGTTTTCGCCGCGAGTGCGATAAAATCAGAAATTGAAGGATTATGTGGAAATTATTCACTAACTTATTCAAAAGCAAAAGACGTATTTGAAAGTTCTGATATTAGTGGAATAAAACAATCATACAATATGCATTATAACCGAGATTTGTTATCCAATTGCTAATTCATGTAGAGACGCGTAACTAAAACAGTTTCAAAGCAATATTTCTCAGTAACATCAAATCTTTATTTTTACGCTCTTCTTTTTGAGTTGCTGGGTCCACAGTTATTGATGGGTCTAGCTTAGATTGTTCTCTTTTCGTTTCAAAATCATCGAGTATAACTTGAAAATCTTTTATAGAATCATTGATATATTCTGTAGAATGAAAGTTATTCTTCTCTAATAGAAACTTATATTGGTCTTCTAAATGTTTTTGTAATTGATTGCTAAGTTCAGGATAGTCCCAACTATATAGACTTTGTAACAAATTGTCATTGTCTGGAATGATAAAATGCGAAAAGCGTTCCATCTCGTCCGAAGTTATAGAATTATTATAAAACTTTTCATAAACACCTTCCCCCCACCTATTGTTCATATTTTTGTTTTTTACATACAACAATTCGTAGTTTTTAAATGCTACTTTTTTCAAGAAATCAAGTCTTTCTTTAGAATGTTCCGGTTCTATTTCAAAAAATTTTCTTGTGAGAGACTCATAATAGATTCCATTGATCTCTTCGATAATTCCTAGTTCTTTGAATTCTTGATAATATGTTTTGATCTTTTCAAGGTCATTATTGAAAATTGAAATATTTTCTATAAATATTGAAGGTATTCCAAGAATAAGCTCTTTCAATTCAAATTCTCTGTTTGCCTCATTTGTGAATTTTGTAGTTAATTGTTCAATGTCAAGTTCTTCCATTGCCAAATGAAGAGAGATCAAAGTAGTAAAGTAATATTGTTTATCAGACATAAATGGTAATTTTATATGTTCAATCAAGAGTCCATATAATTCATTAATCAATAGATCAAATTGTTTTGATTTGTTTCCGGATAATATTCCCTTTATTACATTTTCCCATACAGACGAAGCGGTGTTACGTAACGTACAATGTTTGCAAATGAAACATTTGTTATAAAGTTCTGAATCTTCCTCTATTTTCGTCTGTGTAATATGTGCACTCAGACACTTTATCTTATCACTCAAACACATTTCGGGGTTGTTGAATATCCACGGAAATATTACACTTGTACCTTTACTTTTATTTACTATCATACTTTTGTTTTTATCAGAAAGTTTTATCTCCTTCCGCTCAATAATCTCTTTCATGATTTTTATAACAATTGCCAATTTAAAAAGAGTTTCTGTTTTGAGTTTTTCAACAAAAAAACTTCGTATCAAAGATTTCTTTTCAATAATTTCTTCCTCGGATTCAATGCGTTCGTTCGTGCTGGTTGTTTTACTCAAAGCAGCTGTTGCAGAGTTGCTCATTTTTTTACTCATTTCAGACGCAATTTGTGTAAGTTTCTTTGTGTCTAGTTTTGCAACATATTGAATTATTTTTTCCTTGTTTTTTTCAATAAATTTTGCTATTTTCGTGGGAAAATAGTTAATAATACGTATAGCCATAGGATATGCCTTGGGGTATTTTTTCTTGAAGTCATCAATAAGTTTTGATATATTTTCAGAATTTTCTTCTATAAATTCATGCAATTCTTTGTTATGTTTTTCAGCTATTTCTGAAACAGTTTTTTTGATAAGTTCCAAAGGTCCCCCGTTGTCACTTCCACCGCCAAACATGGTCAAAAGATTTGTCTTTTTTTGAAGAGTTCTGGCAAGTTTTGTTGGTTCTGTGTATAATTGAATACGCTCGTTAAGATTACATAATATTCCGGTCTTTTTGTGCCTACAAGTGTTATTTAATCTAGGGTCTCTACCACCATAGTATTTTTTTGTATTCTTTTTCTTTTTACCATATTTTCTCTTTTTCCCGACAAGTATGGCTAAAATATTTTTCTGGTATTCTTGTCTTATTTTTTTCTTTAATTCTCTTGTGAGATATTTGTTCCAATTATTTTTTTTGTATTTTCTTGTTTTATTTTTTCCGCCAGTCATTATATTTTTTTCAGTAATATTTTCTTTGACCTTTCTGCTTCTTACCATTTTGTATTGTTTGTCTAACTTGTATCCATGTGGGTCATCTAAATAGTCACAGTTCTTCAACAAACATTTTATTTTTTTTTGACATATTCTTTTAGAAAATCCCATCTTCATACACAAGTCTTGTTTTGGTAAAGTATCTTCTAATGTACTTTCTGGTATATTAGCAATAAATGCTGGATAATAAATTAATGTCCCAACAAGACTATATAGTGTATATAACAAATAGTTTAATCCGACTTGCGCAGGAGTTGGTGGCATACCAGCCTTGACAATAGCTGCGGGCGATTTCGGTAATCCAGCCTTGGCAAAATCTGCGGGCGATGTTGGTAACTGAGACTTCGTGACAGACTTTGCTAAATCATGTTGACTGCCCGGCATCATTCCTGTTACAGAATTCATTAATTCATTCATTCATTAATATATAATATCAATATATTAATAAATAAAAATCATATCACAATATCACCTCAGCGCATTGAGGAAAGAGTAAGAACCATTATTTTCATCACCACCACCACTTTTGTCATTATAGTTCAAATTAACCGCTTCTAAGTGCTTGAATTGAGTAAATAATGAACTGTCTGATACGTATTTTATATTTCCACTCTTTAAATTCACTTCAGAGGGTGTCACACCGTGAGTGACATTTCCACAATCTTTATTGGAAACAGAATCTGCCATTTTATGATTTAAAACTCTAGAGTTCGTATCATTTACTTGATTTGGTCCACCACAACTCAAGTTTTTTCTGCTTAAAGGATCGCCTAAATTATAAGCACTTCGGAATGGACCACACGATGCTTTTACATTAGCTTGTTTTACATTATTTGATTTAAATGCTTTCCTAAGTTTTTTTCGGTTAAGTGCAACTTCGCCACCCACAAGTGTATTTCCATATCCACTTTCAAATTGACCTGGTATACCGCCACCAAGCTTACTGACACTACCTTGTTCGTATCCAGACATATTAATATAATAATATATTATTTTTTATTCTTATATTGTCAAAGACATCCATAAATTATCGCTGAAATTTCTCGAATTGATAAAAATAAAATTTGTGTTTCAAGAAATGAAAAAAATAAAAAAAAATATTTTTGAAATTTTTAGAATTGAAAAAGTATGGTGCTCCCCCCCTCCAAAAAGTTATAAGTGAGTCAACATTTTTTGTTACTTTTGTAACAAATGGTAAGAAAATATAACTTTTTTTTTGAGAAATTGTGATGGATAAAAGTGCTAAATATAACTTTTTTTTTGAAAAGTAACAAATTTGTTACTTTTGTAACAAAAAAAGTAACAAAAACGTAAAAAAATTGTCATTTTTACCATATTTTTTATATTTTTCCACACTATTATCGTAAGGAAAATGAAAAGTAACAAAAAGTAACAAAAAGTCAACATTTAGTCAACAATAGTCAACAATAGTCAACATTTAGTCAACAAAAAGTCAACATTTTTTGTTACTTTTTGAAAATAGTTCGAAAATAAATTAAATTGAATACTTAAATATATAATATTCTAACTATATATGAGTAAATATTACTGTAAATGCTGTAATTATGATGCAAAAGTAAAAGGAAACTATATAAAGCATTTGAAAACAACCAAACATCAAAAGATTCAAAACATTCAATGTCAAAATGATGGTGTTCCAAATACTGAGAAATCAGTTTCCAATAATCCAAGTTTCAATGCTTGTAAATATTGCCAGAAAAAGTTTACAACTAAACAGGCTATGTATCGTCACATAAAATATACATGCAGTCAAAATTCAGACGAATCTATTATTGAGTTGTGTAGATTATTGAATGAAAAAGACAAAAGATTGATGGACCAGGGAAATCAAATCAAGGCTCTATATGACAAGATTGAGAAATTGTCAAATAAACTACAAATTACAAATATAAACAACGGCATCATCAATAATAATGTGAATATTGAACTTCTCAATTATGAGCAGACGGATTACAGCCATCTTACTGAAAAAGATTATGTAACGTGTATCAGAGATTGTAATTATTCTGTAAAGACCCTTATTGAAAAAGTGCACTTCAATGAACGTAAACCGGAAAACATGAATATTTACATTTCTTCTATAAAAGGTAAATATGCTATGGTCTACAAAAATAACAAATGGCAGATTATTGATAGGAAAACTCAGATAGATGACCTGTATGATACAAACGAAATTATTCTGAGCACATGGTATAAGGAATACAAAGTAAAATACCCAGAAATAATGCAGGATATGAAGAGATATTTGCAAAATATTGAAGAAAATGACACTATAAATGAAGTAAAAAAAGAAATATTATTAATGCTTTACAATAATCGCAATCAAATATTAACTTTGACATAACATATTAACGAATGGTGTTTGGTAATTGGTAATTTACGACGTCAAAAGCCTTGGCACAACATTCATTGATATAAGTTCTTGGAATAACAACTTACAACTATATGGTACTTTCACGCAGGCAAAGTCGCAAGAATTTCCACAAACATTGCACCTGTGAATATTTTTTTCCTCATTATAAGGGACAATTAATCCACATGGCTTGCATATGTGAACAAAATATTTGTCTGAAACATCGTAGATGCGTTCTTTGGTAAATGAGGAAGTTCCGTGCGAAATCATACAATCTCGCTCCATTTCACCAAACCTCAATCCTCCATCTCGGCTTCTTCCTTCTGCTGGTTGCCGGGTTAGATTTACCATTGGACCGATACATCTACTGTGTTGCTTGTCGGTAACCATATGCTTCAGTCTCTGGTAAAATGCCGGACCGATAAATATAGACGTTTCTATTTGTTCTCCAGTTTTTCCGTCATATAATAATTCATTACCTTTAGATTCATAGTCACATTTTTGTAGAGTTTCGCAGAGAGAATTCAAATCTAGATTTCCAAAACTGGTTCCATCGCCATATAGTCCTAGTTCTAATAATACTTTACCCAACAATGTCTCTTTAAGTTGTGCGATTGTCATTCGGGAAGGAATGGCGTGTGGATTAATAATGAGATCTGGTTTCAAACCATCTTTTGTAAATGGCATATCTTCTTCGTTGATAATATGTCCAATTGTTCCTTTTTGTCCATGACGACTTGAAAATTTATCTCCAATGTTCGGCACTCGTCTTGCGCGGATGCGAACTTTACAGAACATATATCCATCGCCGTTGCGATTTACATGGTTTTTGTCAATATAGCTTTCTTCATTTGTTTTGTAAGATTTGCTATGATCTTCGTATTTAATGCTTTTGTTGTCGTCATTTTTGTTATTTTTAATGGATGTAACTTTTCCCATAATGATGTCTTTGTCTTCAATCAACGAGTTTTCCTCCATCAACCCTTGACTGTTGAGTTTTTCATAATTTCCAAACTTGACATTTTTGGTATTCAAAATATTTGGCTTGATTCTCAATTCTTCTTCTCCGTTTAATTTTTTGTCTTCGTCTTTTTCTGTGTGATAAATGGTCGCGTGAAACAGTCCTCGTTCTACCGAACCCTTGTTGAACAAGATACTATCTTCCTGGTTAAAACCACTGTGTGTCATGATCGCAACAATGACTTGATTTCCAGATGAAAGAGTGCTTATTTTTAGCATATTCATGATTCGCGTCTCAACTAACGGTTTCATCGGATAACTCAAAATATATCCTGTTTTATCCATTCGCTTGTTAAAGTTTGAAGCATAAATACCAATAGCCTGTTTACCCATTGCACATTGGTATGTATTCCTCGGTGACTGGTTATGTTCTGGAAATGGTATACAAGACGCCAATACTCCAAATATAGTGCTCGGGTGAATTTCACAGTGCGTATAATTATAATTTCCTAAATTCAAACGGTTTTGGTTCATGCAAATCATTCCAAATTTTTGTTCTTCGTTGTCAATATATTCTATAATAGATTCGTCTATTTTGGCAGATAAAACTAGATCATTCCAGGATAAAGAATGATTTTGGATATCTTCGATATGGCTGCGTTGAAGAAGAATTCTGTTTTGTTTTACCTTGTAAACAGGTCGCATCAATCTACCCGCATCATTATTAATGTAAATTATTTTGTTGCTATAGTCAAATACTATACTTGTGTATATATGAACAATTCCTTTATATTTCAAAGTTTTCATGTAGTTGTAAAGTTCGATTGGCTTCAGTGTAATCCCAAGCCACCGACCATTCAACAATACTTTTACTTTGTCGTAATAATATTCAATATCATTTTCACCATCGTTGATGGAAACGATTTTGTCTACAAGATAATCATAAATACATTGACTGTCGCTATGTCCACTAACACATGTCATGTAAGATAGATTTTTGACAACTCCAACCGATTGACCTTCTGGTGTTTCGGCTGGACATAGAAAACCAAAACTGCTTCCATGGAGTTTACGCGGCTCAACCAATTTGCCACTTTTGTCAATTGGAGTGTTGACGCGACGAAGATGACTCAAAGTGGATGCATATGTTAAACGATTTAGAACTTGTGCCACCCCAACTTTATTTGAATTTACCTGTTTTATTCCAAAATCTCCGGTGGATAATGCACGTTTAATGCCATTCTCAATTGTTGAAGATTTCACAATCTTGTATACGTTTGTTAGGTTGATAATATTTGTGTAGTCTTCACTAGACTTCCACGAACCGTTGTTTATTTCACGAATGACTAATTTGCGTATGTCTTTTACAACTTTGTTAAAGTAGTTTCGGAACAAATTATTGAGAGAACATCCAGTCATCTCAATCCGTTTGTTTTCATAAGAGTCGCGATCGTCTGGTTGGATATATCCAAGACGACAACTGATTAGTTTGTGCGCCATCAAACCAAGCATGAATATTTTTTCTCTTTTTGTTTCACAATTTGGGAAAACATCGTTGTTCAATATTTCATTTGTGAAATTTATTTTTTTGGCTTCGCCTTCTTCAATTGTCATATTAATAGGAGTATACAGAACGCAAGTTTTCATGTATTGAATGCAATCTTCTTGTGTTTTATATTTTTCACTATCTTCAATAGATCCTTTCAAAAAGTTCAACAAATCTTCATTTTCTGTCTTTTCAATATCAAGAAGAATATATTTGCATATTTCCTTGTCGGAGATAATGCCAAACGCGCGAAACAATACAAATAGTGGCAATGGTTTTTTTAGTTTGGGAATTTGAACATGAATTGGATAACCGAACTTTTCCGGTTTTGAAGAAATCATCATATAAACTTGCTTGGGTGAAATAATTTTCCAACTTGGAACGCAGCGGAGTTCGGCGCTATGGGTCCATTTGCTATTTTCTTTGTTCTTGAAAACATATATTTTGTTGTCGGCAGCTTTTTCTTGACCAAGACATGTTTTTTCAGAACCGTTGATGATAAAATACCCCCCAGGGTCTGATTTACATTCGGAAGTTTTTTTACTGTCTAGAAAGTTATATTGATTCAATATGCAAATAGATGATTTTAACATGATAGGTATTTTGCCAAATTGAATTTTTGCTAATTTTACGTGCTTTATTTCTTCGGTTTCCAGTTTTTCACCTTTGCGGATAATATATTTGATATTGAGATCAAGAGTCATGTTTGAGTTGTAAGTAAAGTTTCTTAAACGAGCATCATTTGGAAACATTAATTTTGTTGCGCCATTGTTTTCATGAATTTCTGGACGATACAGAGACATGTTATCAAAAGTAATAACAATTTGTAGTCTATATTTTTGATATTCTTTAATATAATCATGAGGCGAACGAATAAGTAGAGGATTAAACATTTCAATTGTCTTTTTCATTTGATTATTGATAAAATCATTGTATGATTCAATTTGATGTTTTACTAATTGATGAAGATGTTTGTTTTCAAAATAACTTTTGATGATTTCCCACGAATCTTCTTGTCCAAGCTCAAAATTTTCGGGTTTCATACAACTCATGACTTTTGTATGATTAACAACATTGATTAGTTGTTAAATCAATTTTTTTGAAAATAAGGTTAATCTATTAAAACAAAATATGATTCTAAATATTATGGAAGGTGGTGATAGTTTTAAAAAAATAAATGTTAGTGAAGATTTATTTAGTTCTAAACCCCACAAAAAACACGGTGGTGGCTCCCGTCCGCGAAGAGAACGGGAAAATATATCACAATTGCGACCATTGACAGTAAAAGAACTTTTATTGGAAAAACTTAAGAAGTACAAGAAAGAAAAGTCGCGCAAAAATCGTAATTTAGGAGCAAAAATTCAACCATCATTTCAATCTCAGACTCAGGATTCATCCATGCCTTCCTTAACGACAAGTTTTTCACAACCTCCCAAACAAGCCCGAAAACCCAACATTCAAAGACCGAAAATAAATCACCACTACGGACGAACTGAAATAGAGCCCCCGGAAGAGTATGGAAAAGCAAATCATCCAACTTTTATGGACTATGGCAATTTGAAAAATGGCGTTAAACCAACATATAGGCAGTTTTTGAAAAACAAAACAATGAAAAGAGAGAACCAAAAAAATAAAATAAAGGTTGAAGTAGAAAAAAAATTCAATGTAGGAAGAAATCACACGCAAAAAAAAGTTGGTGTTTTTATAAAAAGTGATGAAATGCGACGGAAAATTAATGACGAGAAAGTGGAAATACAGCGATCAAATATAAAAACTGTGAAAAATTATCTCAAGACACAGAATTTAATAAAATATGGAAGTGAGGCACCAAATGAATTGTTAAGAGAAATATTTTCGTCTTCAAAATTGTGTGGTGATGTTTTTAACATAAATGGACAATCTCTTGTTCATAATTATATGAATCACCAAGATTGATTTGAAAATTAATTAAAATACAAATCAATTTAAAATTAAAATCACGTTTTGTATATACTTGTCATGGAAATAGAGGATTTGTTTCAACTGGATACCAAAATTGTAAAAAATCGCGTTGTTTTTAAATTTGTATACCTAGAAAAACCAATTACAGAACTAAGGATGTTGAAAACAATAGAAACAATAAAGTCTGTATTAGAATCATTTCGAAAAAAAGAAATCAGGCATGTTTCTTTTGTTTTTATTATAAATCAAATTGAACTTCCCGCCAATATGAATCTAATCAAAGATTTTGCGTCTACCTTTCATTCGTATGCAGAGATTATAAATGAAAAATTGGATTTTACAATTATCCAGTCAAATAGTAGTATTTTCAAGTTGTTCTTTTCGGTATTCAAAATGTATTATGAACCAGTCAAGCCTTTGTATTTGTGTGAAAGCGATGAATCAACTGAAAAATGTTTAGAAAGTAATGATGAGAGAAGTAAAGTTGCAAATTTTTCGGATATGTTAAAAAATTGAAAGAACTCGCTTGAAACACGGTATAAAGACACAGAGACATAAATGGAGTTTCCACAAGATATATGGAACGAAATAATGTCATATTTTCACAGCAATTATAAGAAACCTTTACATTATGAATGTTTACTTGAAAATAGTGATTTCTATTTTACTCGTGAAAAAAACAAGAAAATGAGTTCTGTTTTGTCGCGTGAAAAAAGTTTATTTGATTTGGAAATGGAGCGAGTATATGACTCATTTTATATAAAAATTATATTGACGACTGGAAATACAACATTGAAAAAAAGTAAATCGTCAATTTGTTTAAAAAGACAAAAAGCCTCTTTGAAGGTTGTAGATGATTTCAGACAAATTTTTGAGGAATACAAAAATGAAAACCTACAGTTTTTGAGTAATGTAAAATACTTATAAATATTTTATATTACTCTGGCAAGAAATGTTATGCAACGCGTCCTCTACAGCAAGGGCAAGTATTGTTTTCTTCCAACCATATATTGAGAGCGCTTTTGTTGAATATATGTTTGCAATTTTTTATCATCAATACATTTTCTGAGGTAGAGTCGAATCGTTCTCTTGTAATTGGACAAACATCGTTGATTGGATTTTGAATCAAATCAAAATTTCTTATTTCATAAAGATGATAGCGATCTGTATTATGAGAAACACCGGAAACATCGTCATTCACGATATTTTTGTTTTCTTCGGTTATTACAAGTGTTTCAAATGAAATGCTAGATGTGTAAATATTTGTGCTATTTGATGGGGTAGAACCTAGTGTGTCAAATGTAAAATAATATGTATAATCATTTCGCACATCTCTATTTGTGCCATTGGTTTCATTGTTATTTTCGTTATTGTTTAAATTTGATGTCCGGCGTTGCCTGCGAGCTCTTGTTGGATTTAAATCATCATTAAAAATACTATCAAAAATAGTGTTTGTAATATTACTGGTTCGGCTATTATTTATAATAGTTTCTCGTTGCATACGAGTTATTAATTCTTGACTACTTTGTATTGAATTAGCTAATATATTAATGTTATTGAAGTGGGTTTGTAAAATGCTGTTCATAACTTGTTGATTACTTGTTCGGTTTAAATGTGTCATAATTGATATAATTAGAATATATATTTAAATATTAATTATTATTTTATGATATCTTAAGTTCTCTTTCATGGATGAAAACAACAAATATTCCGGTAAGGGATTGACTGGATTGATAAATTTGGGAAATAGTTGTTATTTGAATAGTGCGTTACAGATTGTGGGAAATTTCCATGAATTAAATGATTATATTGACTATTATTTTACGGAAAACGAATCAATAAACAATTTGGATTCACATTTGATGAAAGAGTGGAATGATCTTAGAAAACTAATGTGGAAAAAGAATGTCATCATCTCTCCAAACAGGTTTAAAAAAACAATAGAATATGTATCCGAAAAAAAAAATTGGGATTCGTTTGCTGGATTTGAACAAAATGATGCAAATGAATTTTTATTTTTTATTTTAAACATTTTTCATGATTCGATGAAGTTGGAGAAAAACGACAAGCAGTTGCTGAAGATGCTTATGTCAAATGAGCAAATATATCTGAGGAAAAAATATAGAGATTTCAATAGTTTTTTCAACGTTGCTCACAAAGAATATTCGTGTATTGATCACTTGTTTACTGTATATCTGAAGGTTCAATATGTAGACAAAGAAAATAACAAAATCATTACAACAAAATACGAAAATTCTTATTCCATAGATCTTCCATTGAACAAGTTGAGTATTAGTGATTGTTTCAGTGAATTATTTGAACCGGAAGAACTTAATGAGGAAAATAATAATCAATATTATGATGATAAAGAAGACAAGTATAAGGACGTTACTAAAAAAACATATTTGTTTCAGACCTCTAAATATTTAATTGTACAATTGAAGCGATGGAATATGAACTTGAGGAAGAATCAAAGGATTATACATTATGATATAAACGAGCCTTTGACGCTTGGAAAATACTCGTATGACAAAAATAAAACATCGTTATCAAAAAATTACGAACTGTTTGGCATAATTAATCATTCTGGAAATATTTATGGCGGACATTATACATGTATTATTAGAAACAGTAACGGTAAATGGTATGATTATAACGACGCTATGATAAAGGAAATACCGCAAAATAAAGTTGTTGGAAATAAAAACTATTGCCTGATTTATAGGTTAAAATAATAAATATATGTATATATAATGAATATTGAAGTTGACGAACAAATATATTTGCCAAAAGTTGATAGTTCAGCCATTTCTAGCCCATTTGGTAATACTAAGGTCTCTTTTGTGATGCTTTTGATAATGGTGGTAGGTCTTTATATCGCAATTTTCATGGTTTTAAATAATGTAAATACAAGTAACAATGTAGGGGCTAGCTATGTTGTTTTGTTGATTGAGGTAATTCTTTGGTTGATCTTGATTTATGTTGTTTACATTAATATTAAAAAATACAATGATGGCAATCTTGACTTCCAGGCAAAAATGGAAAACCTGTTTAATACAAAAATATCTGAACTAACTGTCAATGCTGATACCAACAAAGGTGACAATAATGAAAAAGATGATGACGATAAAGAATGTAAAGACGACGATCATGGTAAGGAAGTATTTCATATAGCCAATAATTCATTTACTTATGATGAAGCAAGAGATATGTGCGAAAAGTATAATGCTAGATTAGCAAATTATGATGAGATTGAAAATGCTTACAAAAAAGGTGCAAATTGGTGTTCATACGGTTGGTCCAAAGACCAATTGGCACTGTTTCCTACGCAAAAATCTCTTTACAACGAGTTAAAACAAATACCAGGTCACGAAAATGATTGCGGGCGACCTGGAATTAATGGTGGATATTTCAAAAACAAACATATAAAGTTTGGTGTAAACTGTTATGGTGTAAAACCTAAAGCCAAGAAGAAGGATATTGATTACACGCATTCAATTAATCATACTCCATCATTGACAGACAAGGAAAAAAAAGACACCAGTTTTGAAAACAATTATATTATTGCCCCATTTAACAAAGACCAATGGAAAGAGAACCAATCATAATTCTAAATATTTAGTTTGATTTCTTGAAGGTTTTACTTTTTTTGATTTTTCCTGGAGTGCTGCGCGGTGTCTTTCTTTTAGAAGGTGGTTTAGAAATATTTTTAAGAATTGGTACATTGGTGTTACCTCCAAAAAAACAATGCTCGCATAGTGCTTTATCGTCTTCGGGACTAAAATCTTTTAAGGATTTATCTAAAGTATTTACAGCTTGCGGTTTAAATTTGGAATCAAATACGAGATGATTTTTGAAATTTGACAGCTCATCCATATGAGATTTGTATATATATATATATATTCATTTCATTTTAATAAATATATATATGCTTAATCAATTTTGATTTCAGTTTTAGTATATTTTGGTCTATTATTTTTAATAAATTTAAGTAATTCTTTTGTATTGATAGTATTTTTGTTTAATCCATGTTGTGCATTGTATTGTTCTAAAGCACCTTCAATATATTTAAATGTCAGACTTTGGGAAACCGAAACCTGCTTTTGGAGTATTTTTTGATTGTCAACAATTAATGTTTTACCCTGCATGTTCAGTGACTGTAACATGTGATTAACTTCTTCTTCAGCTTCTGCTTTGCGACTTCTCAATGTTTCAATATGTTTAAGAGCATTATCGTATTCATTTTTAATTTCAATCAACGTTTGTATTTTTGATTTCAAGATACTTCTAGATGCCATTATTTAAGTTATGAAAATAATATTATTTTTATTGATTTTTAATTTAGTTAAAACTGAATATTTTTAAGAATCATTTAAGGTAAAGAGACGATGACATCTGTCGAACATGTAACAATCCAAGCACCAAAAATAGATGAAACAAATGAGAATCTTTATAAATTTGACCTATTAGCACCAAACGGTGAACCACTTATACACAAGAGTGATTGCTTGTATAGTATCAATATTGAAAATGAAACAAACGAACAAATGCTTACAATACCATCAAAAGAAGAATTAAGGAGTTTATCAAATATTTTCAATACTCTGAAGTCATCTTTTTTAGAAAGACACGATGAGTGGTTTGAAGAGAAGTTTACTAGTTCGACATTAGATGATTTGTTTAAGAACTTTTTGTATCCAAATATTGTTGAAAACTGCATTGATTTAAAGATCTTTGTCACTACTGATATGATGAATAAACTGAAGGAAGTTTCAACAGGAGGAACTTCTGTCAATATAATACCAACTTTCTCGTTTGATACCATTAATTTGAATATAGATGACAATAAAATGAACTGTATTGTCTCTTTAAAGGACTTTTCTATAGAAGTTAATAAAAATATGGAAGAACCAGTAGTAGAAGAAGAACCAGTAGTAGAAGAAGAACCAAATGTTAATCCGGAAGATGAATTATCCGAGTTAAAAGAAATGGACTTTGATACATCAAACTTGATAGAGTCGGAAATAAAGGTTAATGTAGAAGATTACATGATAATCTACAAGTATATTTTAGGTAAAATAAAAGAGAACAAGATTAGAGAGATAGAAAAAATATGTGAGAGTAAAAATATAGATATGGAAATTGTAGATTGTGAAGACATTTTTAATGAAAGTGAAGATGAATATTTTTCGTCAGACGCAGAAAGTGAAAATTCCGACGATGAGACTTCTTTTAATTAATGAATATTGTTGAAAATATTTTATATTATATTTTATATAATGAGCTTCAAAAAACTTTTCGTCAAAAACAAAGATAAGATTTTCAATGTAATGGTTGTTTTAGGGGCAATTGCCTTAATTGTCTTTTTCATGAAATACAACAAGGATAAAAATACTTCAAATCTTGGAATGAGAAATTTGTCACCAATGGAATTAGAAAAAGACAGTGCTGAGGTGGATGCCGTTGGTAAAGGTGCTTTAAAAAACGGCGGCGGTGGTGTTGTAGGCGCTAGCGCCCCGGAGACCAATGATTACCTTAATGTTTCGGGGATGGAAACTACAAAGCCAAAGGTTGGTTCATGCAATAACGAGCCGGTAATGAACCCGAAAGAGTTGCTTCCGTCTGACTCTGAGTGGTCTAATATTGCCCCGACCAAGGGATTAGAGAATGTTTCGTTCTTGAGTGCTGGACATAACTTTGGCACAAACACTGTAGGTTCTTCTCTTAGAAACGCGAATCTTCAAGTTCGTTCGGAGCCGGTTATCCAAAAGGTTAACACTGGTCCGTGGAACGAGTCAACCATTGAAGCCGATACTTCGAGAAAGGCTTTAGAGATTGGTGGCATGCTTGAGTAAATATTTCAACATGATGTATTGATAATGTAGTGATTATTTAAATATATATTTTTTAATTTCTATTTAAATAATAATGAATGAAGAGTTAGTTTGTTACGTTCTTATCTTTATGACCATTTTTATTTCCATTAAAATCTACTACGATAGCGATTTATTTCAATTAACTTGTATTGTTTCAGATGTTGATGGTAAAAAATATTGCGTTAGAGAAAGAAAAAATTTGAAAAAGGCGAGTAACTTGTTGGCATCTACGACACAAAAAATGAGCAGGCTTGTAGAATATTTGTATGAAAAATATCCGGATAAAGACAATGTTTCATTATTGCATAAAAACTACAATCCTCGTAAAATAAAGGAAATATTGCCAACGAGCGAATACACCGCTTATAGCGAAAACAAAGGTGAAAAAATAGCGTTTTGTTTGGGCGAAAACAAAGAAGATGTTGATGATTTGATAGACCAAAATACATTAATGTTTGTGGCGCTACATGAATTGTCACACTTAGCAACTAAGTCTATCGGTCATACGAAAGAATTTTGGGATAATTTCAAATTTATATTACAAGAATCAGAGAAAATTGGAATATATAGACCTGTTGATTATAAAAAAAATAAAACAAACTACTGTGGTATGAAAATAAAAGACAATCCATATTTTGATCATTAATAATTTTATTTATGATAAAAGTTTTATTATTTTGATATATATATAGTTATGGCAAATCTTGCAGCGAATGGGTCCGCCGAATCCATTTCACAATTTATAACATGTCCAAATTGTGAGGGAACTGGTAAAATACTTGCTAGTAATCTTGATGGAAGAGTTTATGACCATGTAGGTTCACCTCCTTCTGACACCCCTACCTCCGAATCTGCTTCTGAATCCACCAAACATTCAAGAAATCAAGTTAAATTAATGTTAAGAGAAATACCAGGCATACAGGATCAGAGTAGCTCAGACGGTTACAATAGCTTTTTTAGTGAAAAAGAAGGGCGGATAACAAATAAAAATGTCAGAAAACAAAGAAAAACAAAAAAGGCGAAGAAGAAAATCAAACGGCGGAGGAGCGGGCGTTAATACCTATAAAAAAATTAATAACGGTTATAATAATCTTGTCAGTTTAGATTGGTGTATAACACTTTTATAAACATAATGTGTATATTTGTCTTTTTCATTTTGTCTTTTCTCTTTCAAAATGAATTGGGTTTTATCAATAATTGGAAAAAATTTATTGCATTTGTAATCATCATCTAATATTGATACATGAATTTCATTCACTAGATACAAATAATGTGTCATAATTTCATAGTATATACTTGAACCGCCTATGATCCAGTAACTATCATAATTAGTGTTGTTTAAAAATGTCAATAACCCTTCATTCAAGTCTTTTATAATTGTAAAATTAAGGTTGCTAGATTCTTTATGTGTCAAATGGTATGTAGTTGAAACAATGCAATTGTGTCTATTAGAAAGAGGGCGATATTTTTCAGGAATACTTAAGTATGTGTTTTTTCCCATTATAACACAGTTATTGCCACTTCCAATTGTCTTTTCTTTGAATAACTTCATCTCACTTGAGATGTTCCATGGCAATTTGTTATCTATTCCAATGCCCATGTTATTGTCGCAGCATGCAATAATATTTAAAGTTTTGTTCATAATTAATCTTATATTGTATATATAAATGAATTACGAACCCTTTAAACTATATTTGCTAAATAGTGAAAACAGTGTTTCAAAGGTGATTCATTATTCAAAACAAGGTGAAGATAATGATGAACTTCAGCAAAATATCAAATCTGAAAGTCATCAAGTGAACATTTACAAAGATGATGTTATTGAAAATGTTAAATTTAAACTTGTTTCTGTATTAAGTGACACCAACATTGAGAATTACTATTTCTTCGTAAAACGAAATTTGACAATAAATGTTCGTCAATTATTGAACAATAATAAAAGACAAGATGGATATATTTCTTATAATACTTTTTTGGCGATATTGAAAAATCTTAATCTTGGAGATATTGAATATGAAATTCAAAATGAATACTCAATCGAAGATATTAACGAAAAATTAGGAGATTCTTTAACTGTCACAATGAATATTCCTCTTGGTTTAGATTATCAGGTTTATAAGCACACGTATATTGTAAATCCTTTGGAAAACACGTTGAATTATTCATATATGGATGTAATTGAAAAAAATGCAGATTTATTGTTTGAAATTGGACCAATTGAAGAAAATAGTATATATTGTCTCCATATTTCAGAATATTTTAAATATATTGAAGAAAATGAGATGTTATCAATGGAAGATACAATGAAAATATATTACAAGTCATTGCATTCAAAAAATATTTTTACATATGATAAAGTTGAAAGCTATAATGAGACTCTTGTTGAAAAATATGAAAATTATAATAAATTAATAGACGCGCATTTTTCATTTTACAAAAAGTATTCTTCTCAAGAAAAAAATGATATATCAAGTAAAACCAAAATAACAAAGATAGAATTTACGTATAAACCTAAGAGCGACATTATCTTCCCGCTAGAAATATTTTTCAAGAAACTTCAATGTAATAAATCTATGCCGTTTGCAAAGTTCAATCCAGGTAAATTTTTGGAAAATATATACCGCTTGTATTGTCCGGACAAAGACAAATACGGTAACAAATTGCCGCTATTCTCACTGAAAGATATCAAAAAATACAAGGAAAAGATTAAAAAGGAAAAGTCGGTATCATTAGTTTTGTTAGACAAAAAAAAGAGAACAACGATGTTTCATGTAAATGGTGAAGGAGAAATATATTGCAGTTTTGAGAATATAGAACATGATACTCAAGATATAGTTGGTCTTACAAAATATACTGCAAATTTGTTGAATAAAATACTTTCACTATTTATTAAATATTTTGATCCGACTTCTCTGGTGTATCAAGAATTCAATAATATACAAGATGAAAATATTGAAATTATTGAAATACAGTATTCAGCATCTCTTAAACAGAGAAGAAGCAGACTTGATACAAAGTATTTCCCGGGAATTTTAACTAAAGTTTCTGGCGCAAACACGTTAAATTACAAACGTGTTTCTAATTACGATAAAATGAACGATATTGATGCGACTATTACAAAAATGTTGAAAACCAATATGGATCCCAATCACATTCGCGATCAATGCGCTGATATGTTTTTCAGTGGAAGTAAAGAAGAGTCTCAGGAATATTTCAGAAAGTTTCTTAGTAGCATAAGTGTATCCGATCATATGAAAGAAGATGGAATAAAGAAAATATTTAAAAAATTTTTACACAATCCTGGTTTCGAAATTGAATTGAAAGATGAAAGAAATATCACTTTTGATGTAAAATTTGTAAATAATTTTCATTATATTGAATCAATATTGTTGTTTTTGCATAATTTATTTTTAATTCAATCTAATTCTATAGATTCTGACGAGATTGATAGACATTTTCAGTTATTTGAAGTTGAAGATGAACCTGTAGAAGATATAATTGTTGTAAATGATAATTACGAAAAAGATGCTGTTTCGGAAAGTAACAGCGAATTCAATGCAGACAATGCGAGAATGAACAAAATGTTTGAGGATTTTTTGAAAAATGATGATGGTTATGACAATGAAGATGAAGAAGATGAAAGAGATGCTGATGAGTTAGAAAATACAGGAAAAGAAGAAGAAAAACAAACAGAGGATGATGCATCGGATGCGGATTCACTTGAAACACGGTCTGCGTATGAAAGTTCTGGAGACGAAGCAGAACAAGAAAAAGCAGAGCCACCAAAAATAGCCAATCAAAATGAAGAACAACAAAAAGCAGAAGACGATGATGTCTCAGATGCGGATTCACTTGAAACACGGTCTGCGTATGAAAGTTCTGGAGACGAAGCTGAACCCGAAGAAGATAAGTCCGAAAAGGCAGAACAACAAAAATCAACCAATCAGAATGAAGAACCACAGAAAGCAGAAGACGATGATGTCTCAGATGCGGATTCACTTGAAACACGGTCTGCGTATGAAAGTTCTGGAGACGAAGCTGAACCAGAAGAAGGAGAACCACCAAAATTAGCCAATCAGAATGAAGAACAACAAAAATCAGCCAATCAGAATGAAGAACCACAAAGCGGCGATGAAGATAGCGAAGATGAGTTTGATACTAATAACAATAGCTATGGTAGTCAGTTTGGCGGCGGTGAAAAAGTAAAACTGAAACATAGCGGTAAACTTTCGAAACGAATGACTAAATATCAGCCATTATTGTTCAAAACACAAGGAGATAAGGGACAATTTACATCTTATAGCAGGACATGTCCTTCTCGTGTAGGAGTCAAAAGGCAACCAATTATTATCACAGAAGCAGAAAAGGCAGAAATAGACGAAAAGTATCCCGGTTCATACGATAAAATTATTAAATACGGAACGAATCCAAAAAAAGAAAGTTTCTATTACATGTGTCCTAAATTTTGGAATTTTAAAGAAATGGCACCCGTGAAGGAAGAAGACGTTGATCCAAAACATCTTATACCAGAAGGAGTAAAGGAAGTAGACTTAGACGATGGCAAATATATTTACCAAACTACAGACAAATATACGACTCCTGGATTCATTGGTAAGAAAAACAAAGACGGTTTCTTTCTTCCTTGCTGTTTCGGACTAAAAGATGGTGCAAAACAAGCTGAAGTTATCAAACAAGCACAAGAACAAATGAAGATGATTGAAGATGCTAATATTGATGATCAAGATGAAGTAATCAAATTTCTCAAAAATAATAAAAAAAATGAAAAAGAACAATCAGTCGTTCACTATCAATTAGATGGAAGCAAATTTCCACTTCCAAAAAACAGATTTGGAAATTTACCATTACCAATTGAAGAATTTTTAGGATTGAACTATCAATCACATGACAAAAAAGAGAAACTATACAGAGCTGGAATTGAGAATAATGAGAAAAAATCATTTCTTATTTCATTGGCTTACATTATAGATAGTTCCGCAAAAGACCCTCTTGCACTTGTCATTGATAAAATCAAAAAACAAGTTACACTTGACAATATTCTGAACTTTCATAATGGTAGTATACCATCTATTTTTTTCAACAAAGAAAACCCTATAAAAGACAAAGACAAAACGAAATATCGTAAACTAAAAATTTTTCAAAAATATAAACGCCAGCGTATGTATGAAGAACTAAATAAATTAATAAATGGGTATGAACATTTTATAAAATACTTGGAAGATGAGGATGAATATGTTGATTATTTTTATTTATGGGATATTGTTTCGTCTGGCATACTGTTTTCAGACAAAAAAAATTCACACATAAATTTAATTATTTTGAGAAATAATGAAGATGATATTACAAAAAATGTCAGCATTGTGTGTCCGTCAGCATCACACTCAAACTTCAGATATAGTGAAAAAAATGACACTGTTATTTTGTATCAAAAATATAATATGTTTGAACCGGTAATCATGACAACAGATTCGGCAAGCAAACAAAAACATACAGAAGGTGTATTGACTCATGAGAATATTCAGCGAAATATTGGAAGCTATATGTGGGTTATATTGGAATCAATTTTGTCGAATATTTCTGATAAGTGCTCATTAACACAAACAGATGAAAAATTAGACTATGAATACGAAGATAATGTTTCAGTTCAAACATTGATAAATAATCAGTCTATAAAAGAGAAATACATCATTCATAAACAAATATTGAATTTTGATAACAAAGTAATTGCAGTCTTGGCATCCGACAAAATAAATGAAAGTGAACAATATTATGTGCCAACTGCTCCATCACCTGTCGATGATAATTATGAATTTGTCTTTATTGATGATCAATATTGGAGAGATTATGAAAGCACAAAAAAGTTCCTCTTGGATTTTTACAATGACTCTGGTGAAGAAGTAAAGTGTAAACCAAAGTTTAAAATCACAGAAAATTCTTTAGTTGTTGGATTTTTGACATCAAGCAACCAGTTTGTAAAAATAGATCCTCCGCGAGAGATAAGAGATGTGCAAGATGATATCAAAGTATATGACGACCATTCTCATTACGACACCGACAAAATATTGACACATCACGGTAACAAGGATGATAAAAGAGAAAAATTAATGAAATCGCTCATGATTGAAACACAGCTATATAACGCATATGTAAACACTATCAAACATTTATTGTCCAAAGATTTGAAACAAAAAAGACAAATACGCGAAATATTGAAGAATGATAACTTTGAAGAAGGTTATTCACAATTATATAGTATTATTGATGATATCACTTCTGAAAACTTCACATTTGTTCAAGACAATGATGAAATGTTTTTAACATTGAAAGATATAAACTTGTGTCATGTATCTGATGAAGAAAATAACGAACACTGCATTATAGATGGTAAAAAGACAAAAATGTTAATCCCAAGATTGAATCTTTACACGGGAGAAGAAAATGATGAAAAATATATATCATCTATAACATTTGATTTATTGAAAAATGATATCGTAAGATATAATGTTTTAGATTCACTTTTAAATGTGTTTAACATTCCGGTTTCTTATACGATTACAAAAACAGAAATCATATTATTGGAAAAGTTTTTGTTGAATTATTTTGAAAAACTTGGGAAGAAAAGAAGTAAATACGTATTACAGGATGTATATGAAGATTTAAATCCACATGATTTGATAAATTACATTGAAACCAAAGAATTTGAATTTGTTGATGGAGAAAAAGAGGGCGAAGATGAAGGAAATAACGAACGAGAGTCACCGAAAGAAGAACAAGGCGAAGAAGAAGCAAAGGAAGAACCAGAAGAAGAACCAGAAGAAGAACCAGAAGGAGAAGAAGAAGAAGAACCAGAAGAAGAACCAGAAGGAGAAGAAGAAACAAAAGGTGAATCAGAACAAGAGAAAGAAGAAGAAGGCGAAGAAGAAGGCGAAGAAGAAGGCGAAGAAGAAGGACAAGAAGAAGGTAAAGAAGAAATGCCACCTACTTTTGATGTAAATGAACTCAGTCAAAAATCTGAGCAAATGGAAGACCAAAGGCGTTTGAATGAAATCACTGAAATGTATAACAAAGCAACATCCATTAGAGACAAAAGTATAGAAGAACAAATAGACAATGGTAGCTTGGTTCGAGAACAAGATGATGAAGGTATTGAAGAAATGAACAAAGAAGATATTAAAGAGCGTTCCCAATCTTTGTCTAAACAATCGCAACTACCTTCTACTCGCGCTGTCTCAGAAAATGTTATGGAAGAATACAGCTTGAATGAATTACCGACAAGTGATGTGATTATAAATTTACCTAAAAAGGTTAATAAACTGAAATTGAAGGTTAAGAATTTGAAAAAGGTAGAAGACGAAAGAGTTGATATTGATAAACCAGAAAATAATGCTGTTTCGTTGGATGTACAAAGACCACGGAAAAGTAAAGAGATGTATAATTCTTTTTATCATAGTGAGTGCGTCACATCTAAATATACAACACAATATTGGAGAAATGGTACTTTTCCAAAGAGAACGAAATGGTTAGTATTCAACAAGAAGATGAATAATTGCAACTTCAATCTTTTGATTTTCATATTGAAAATGCACAACTTTAATAAATTCCAAAATATAACTATAGATTCAATCAAAAATTCATTAATAAAATATTACGAAGAGATGATATTTGATTGTAAAGTTCCAGGCAAAAATGTTGATATGAAACCTCGGTGTTTAAAAATGCTAGAAAAAAAATGGAAAAATGAAGGAAAGGGCTTTATTGATATAAGAAACTCTTCAATTGAAACAGTCATCAAAAACGAAAGCTACGTGTTGACAAATATTGATATATTGCTTTATGCGTATATGAAAAGTATTCCAATTGTGATTTATTATGAAAGTAAAGGACAAGTTAAGGTAACAAACTTCAAAAAAAATAATGAAAATGGCTTTTATTATTTAGTATATTATTCATCTAGAACAAATGATTTATACATAACTACAAAATCTAAAAGATTGCAATTTGACTTGGATGAATTGGGAGACAAAATATCAAAACCTTTGATAGAAAAGGCCCACGATCATTTCCATTCTTATTTGCTTAGTAACTTCTAATTCTGTAATTTGTAGAAAAAGTAAGATTGGTTGTTCTCAATAAGTTCAATTTGTTACGACACTCTTCAATATATTCAAAATATACGTCGTGATAATCAGTTCCGTAGTGATTTATTATTTTTAATGCAAGATAATATCTAAGACCAATATTACATAAATATTCCATTTTGAACGAGCTATTTTTATGAATGAATGAATAGTAATTGCAATAATTTAACATTTTGTCAATATAATCTATTTTCATGTTGGTTGTCAAATTCAAAAATCTATATTTCATCACATCTACAAATAAATTGAAGTGGTATTGGTTGTATATTTCAATCTTGGATAAATTGTTCTGAAAATACAAGTAAAAATATTTGGGTATCCGTCCATGGGACATTAACATAAAGTAAATATTGATAATATTATGATAACCAAACTTTTCATTAGTATATGGGTTTTTGATGTTCAAAATTACTGGAACTCCTTCACATATTTGCTTGAAACAAGAATCAACAATATTATACATTTCAAAAAAGTCAAATTTATATTTTGATCCGTTTTCTATAATCTCCATATGAGAATTTTTGAATTTCTCGCCATACAAATTTGTTTCATTCTTTGCTTTTTTGTATGTGAAATTAATCAAATTTCTCAATCTAGACATTCCTAAATTGAATGTTTGCGCCTGTTTGAATATTTCTTTTCGTTTTATGATAAATGGATGTTGTTCATCATAAAACAATTGTTTGTGTTCGTAAATATTTTTAAAGTAATAAAAAATATTGAATTTATCATGTTTATATAATTCATTTACAACAAGATACAAATCATAATCAATGTCATCGTTTCTGACAAAATCAATCATTCTAAAATTATTATATCTGTCGTTATGAAGTAAATTGTTGTATTTAGTTTCAAAGAACAACTTATTAAAGTTTGGCATTTTTTTTTGTTCCAACATATTTATATGTTTTTAGGGTCTTCTTTTATATATTTAAATCGTAATCATTATTGATTATTTTATTTTTGGACATTGATGTTAATGTAGTTGCTGTTTTGAGATTTTCAACTGAACATTTATCATTTTTCTTTCCACTATTCTCTTCATCTATATTCATCATTTCTTCTGGTTCCATGAGTTCATTTTTATAAACTTGAGTGTTTGCGACCGCTTCGTTAAGTAGCCCAAGTTCCTCATTATTTTTCTTCAAAAGATCATTATCAATATGGATTTGGAAAGCCGATGTTCCATAATATCCTTCTTGTCCACACATTACGTTTGCTGAAACACCTCGCATATTATCCAACTCACCATGACGCGCGGCTTGCAAGAACATTTCCGTTGTCTCTTCAAATGATGCTTTGGCAATTGGACCAATATCATCTTTATTAATTCCGTGGCGGAAAATACTTACCATTTTATGATTACAAGTCATACGATCGCAAAGTAGATGAATGTGGTGGTGATTGATGTATGTGCTATCAAATTCCATCACTTCTAGAATTTCATTGAACAAACACTTGCGCGCTGCTTCAATTCCGAGAATATTTTTCATTTCAATAATATCATTTGAAAATGTTTTGTTTTTATCAATGTAATCCAGTTTCAAAATATCACTGAGATTAGTGCCAATTGTGTCAAGAACATATATCTCTTTCTTGTCGAAGTCTCCGGTTTCATCATTCATTATTTTGTAATTGTTTATTTTTCTCAAATTGACCTTTTTAATGTCTTTTGTTCCACGAATTACAAGTTCATTCAATATTTTATCCATGTAAGTTTTAACATAGTGGATATAATCTTCTTCTGTGAATATATCTTTCTTTTTCAATCCACTTTTACTGTCAATGTTTACGCGGATTCTGAAAACGATTTTATCACTGTCATTATAGTCAGTATAGAAGCATTGAATATTATTGGAAGTTCCTTGAAGTGCTGGACATTCTGTCTTCAAAATATAATGAACATCTTCATTTGTAATATTCATATCAAACATTTGTGTCCCATTCAATTCTAAACGGATAATCCAATTGTTTGTCTCGTCTACATCATCATTTTCTTCGTCATCTTCTTCCTTTTCTTCTTCTTCGCCGTAACACTTTCGGATAATATCTGAAAATTCAACATATTCTTTCATTAGTTTGTCATCTTCATCGATTAGCGATTCAAATTCCTGAGGTTCATAATATATTTCAGCTTTATTGACAATGTCAATCAGTCTGGTATGTTCTATTTTTGACGCAATGTTATAAGAAGCATTCGTATCCAAACTAGTTTCTTGGTCTAAATAAATTGTTAATGATGGATTCTTTGGCTTTTTGGTGAGTGTCAGAAGTTCTTCAATGCGTGGAACACCCCTGGTAACATTTGATTTACTGGAAATACCAGCAAAGTGAAAGGTGTTCAACGTCATCTGAGTTGTGGGCTCACCAATGCTCTGTGCCCCTACCATGCCAACCATTTCTCCAGGATTAACAAGAGATTGTTTGTAAATATTGATAATACTTTCGCAAAGGAATACAATTGCATCTTCATGATATTTATGATTGTGAATCAAATTATAAGGATTCATGTAATAAGTGTAAGCAATCTTGAACTTTTCACAAGGTTTGAATGTTTGTTTCAGAACATCATATTTTCTTTCAATAATTTTGTAGGCTTCAAGTGGTGTAATGTTTGATAAAGAATGTGTTGTGATTTGGAAATGATTTTTGACTCGTTCAATTGTATTGGTAAAATGAACTGGTAAATATATCTTCTTCTCGTCTTCATTATTGTATATTTTTGTTATCATTTCATCTCTTTTTCCTAACAAATATTTAATATCGGCAAGACATTTTTCCTTCAATTCTTTCTTTTGATCCTTGAATCTGGATAGCGCTTTGCTATCATACACCAGTTTCAAATGTGTATTTTTGCGTGACTGCTTGACCTTTGTATCTTGGAATTCATTCATAAATTCATAACTATAATTTTTGTAAATATCAATTGTTTTGTTGTCAATTAGTTCAAATTGCATTGATTCTATTAATGTTGTATCCCAGTTTGTTCCACCATATGAAAACTGGATGACTTTATTTTTATTGTTACGAATTGTGTAATCATACATAACCTGAATATCTTCCATACCTTTAATGAGTCGGCGTTGAATATAACCAGTTGTACTGGTCTTGACTGCTGTATCAATCAAACCAACCCTACCGCCCATAGCGTGGAAGAATAACTCGTCGGGTGTTAGTCCGCTAATGAAAGAAGACTCAACAAATCCGCGAGCTTTAGGTGTATCATCAAATTGTTTAAAGTGTGGTAATGTTCGGTTTGTGTATCCATAGGGAATGCGTTTGCCATCAACATTCTGTTGACCCAAACATGAAATCATCTGCGAAATATTTAACTCATTACCTTTTGAACCACTTGTTACAATGGAAACAAATCTATTTTCATTGTCAAGTGATCTGATACCTGCCTTACCAGCATCATTTGACGCTTTGTTAAGAATATTATTCACTTGTGTTTCAAATTCTTCCAAATTAGACTTTCCGGTTTTATTCTCGAATAGTCCAAGGTGAATTTGATCAATCAAATTAGAAACTTCTGTTTTCTTTTCTTGAATAATGCTGTTAATTTTCTGATTGGTTTCTTCGTCAGCAATTAAATCGCTAATACCAACGCTGAAACCAGTTGTTTTCATATATTCGGTAATAATTGCCTGGAGATTATCGATGTAATCTTTGCAAGCCTCGGAACCAAAATCTTTGCGGATACGATGGATAATTCCTTTACTTGAACTACCAAATACACCCTTATCGTGTTGTCCACGAATTATTTTTCCGTCATTGATTTCAAGAACGCGGTTTGATGTTTCCACCGATTCATTGTCTGTGAATAATCCGGTCTTATATTTCAAACTAATATTTGGGATAATTTCACTGAGAACTTCAAAACTAGAATACTCTTCTTTATCGTCATCAAATAGAGTACAAGCATTAAACCTATTCGTTTTCACAAGCAAATTCATCGCTTCTTTTTTGGTAAACTTGATGTTTTCTCTTGTATAAAGGAAACTTCCAATCATTGAATCTTGGAAAATACCAATAATAGGTTTATTGTTACCAGGACTGATAATATGGTTTGGAATATTAGCCAAATATCTCAACTCACATTCTGCTTCATCATTTTGAGGCATGTGCATGTTCATCTCATCACCATCAAAATCAGCATTATATGGTTTTGTATCGGCAACATTCATCCGGAATGTATCGCCAACTTTCATCACTTTGACAATATGTGCCATCATCGACATGCGGTGAAGTGTGGGTTGTCGGTTGAAAAGCACAACATCTCCATCCAACATGTGTCTGTGAACAATATCTCCAATTTCTATTTTAACATTATCGCGGTCAATGTAGCCAAGTGAAATTGTAACACCGTTTGGTTTTTCAATCAACTTGGCACCCGGATATTTATGTGGTCCATTTTTCACCAAATAACTCAAGTATTTGTGATTAAAATCTTGAACCTTTACTGGTTTTGTAATATTTTTCGCAATTTTCATCGGAACACCTAGCTCTGAAATAGAGAGTTCTGGGTCAGGTGTAATCACAGACCGCGCACTAAAGTCAACGCGTTTCCCCATAAGATTGCCGCGAACACGACCTTGCTTACCCTTATGGCGTTCGCTGATGGACTTCAATGCGCGACCAGACCTCTGAGTGACCGGTGAGGCACCCGAAATGTTGTTGTCCACCATGGTGGCAATGTAATATTGCAAAACTTGAATCCAATCGTCAATGTTCTTTTGATTATCTTGCTCGCCGCTTTCGGTCAACTGTTTAATTTTGTTGTTAATCTTGATAATATTGATGATAATGTGAGTAAGGTCATCTTCACTTCGCTGCTGCGCATCATGTTTCACTGATGGACGAACGGCTGGCGGTGGAACCGCAAATGTTTTACAAATCATCCATTCTGGACGCGACCAAATATTTGAAAATCCCATAAAGTTTACATCTTCATCGCTAATTTTTTTGAGAATACTAATTGCCATTTCTGGAGTAATTTTCAGTGTATAACTGTCAGTTTGGTTAATCCACTCGGCAACAATTGTAGCAAAACCGTCGCGTTTAATTTTAGTTGCTCGCATACAGCCACACCCATTGTCTGTTTCATCACCACAGCGTTTAAGTTGTGGATTTTTGCAGAGTTCTAATACTTTCTGCCACCTTTTCTCTGCGGGATACTTTGTCAATGATTGATATGTTTTCTTGGAAATTAACAATTTACCACATTTGTTACAAACACATTTAAGAATATCAATTACAATGTCCAAATATTGAATGTAAAAGACTGGCTTACTCAATTTAATATGTCCAAAATAACCAGGACTATTTATGTAATTCATTCCGTCTGTTGGACAAATCATTCCGGGCTCTGAAACACCCATTCTCGGATCAAATAGCCCTCCAATTCTTGGTTTAATACCTACATAAGTTTCCTTGTTTGTCACTTCTACGACAGAATATTTCTCAATTTCTTCTGGACTAAATACACTAAATTGAATTCCGATAATTTTGGACGGATTATTGAATGAAGAGTTATCCATGTCTGTCTTATTATAACTTAGGATATTTATATTTATTTATTTTCAATTTTATTTTTAATCAACAAAACTTTCTTTGTGCTTTGAAAATAAAATTGATTTCATTTAGATTTAAATATTTATGTGTATAAACTATAATATTCAACATGCCGAAAAACAAGAAACGCACTTCTTCAAAGCACAATGGTGATGATTCGTCGTCGGATTCTGATTATGAAGAAGAAAATGTTGTACTAAATCCAAAGGAATATAATAAATTGTTGCAGCAATTGTTTCCTTCTGATTTTATGTCCAATAAAGTAGAAAGCATGTCAAGTAAATCTTGTAAAAATAAAAAGAAAAAGAAGTCATCAACAAAGCCGTCTTCCAAGAAAGGCGATGATTTTGAACTTTTGTTTACAATTTTGCCTCCATCTTCTAACAAAAAAAAGAAACGCTCTAAAAAAGAAGAAGAAACTGAAAGTGAAAGTGAAGAAGATGAGGAATATGAAACAGAAGAAGAGGAGGAGGAAGATAGTGATGACTATGAGACAGAAGAAAGTGAAGAAGAAAGCGATGAAGATTACGAAGATGAAGAGGAAGAAGATGAGGAAGAAGAAAGCGATGAAGATTACGAAGATGAAGAGGAAGAAGAAGATGAAACCGAAGAAGAGGAAACCGAAGAAGAGGAAACCAGTTCTGAGAAAAGTTCCAATAAAGGAGACAAACAAAACAAATCATCTAAAAAGAAAGATGACTTGAATGAATCAGAATGTTATGAACAGGTTTCTAACTTTATGAAAGAGCTTCGCAGCAATCACAAAATAAAAAATAAAAAGTTCGAGAAAGATTTGAAGAAACTAGAAGATGAATTTCTAAAAAAGAAGAAAAAGAGTGAAAAAAACAAGAAACGCAAGAATATCAAAAAATATATGAGTCTAGTTTCAAATAAAAATACAATCAATGATCTGAAGTTTTTCAAAGAATCTTTGACTTGCAATGAACAAGAGAAAATGATTGAAAGTCTTGAAAATGTTAGCAAATTGACTAATATTACAAAGCCATATCGCATTCAATTGTTGGAATCGGAACATATTCCAGACAAATTCAAAGCAATAGCAATGAAAAAAATCAATGCGATGAAAGTAATTGCGGAAGGAGG